GCCATGCTAGCCTGTACTGACATAGTAAACCCATCGCGACACACAACATGGTCGCACGAGTGCCAAAAGCCCTTCATAACAACCTGATGATGAGTTGCATAAAAGTGCTTGATATGGTTGTAAGGGACAAGAGCGTTTGTCATAGCTCTATCATCCCGTTTGATTGCAGAATTGCCAGAACAACCTGGAAATGAAGTCATTCGACCCTGTAGCCATGACGAAATCATCATGCATAAGCTTACAGTCGTCCCTATTCTGCTTGTGACGGATAGCTCTATACCCGTTGCGTTCCTTAAACGTTTTGAAGTCATGCATGATAGTCCCCTTTTTGATGCTTCAAGAGAGTACAGGTTTACTATGCATCCTCAAACAGCAATTACCAAACCGGCTGACATACGCCCTGCAAGACTTGGATAACCTAGGATGCTGTTTTAGTTGGATGACACAAGGTTTAATCACCCGTCGGCTTTCACTAGCCTGTACTCACTTCAATCATCCTTCACCAATAGGTGAATATCGTTCAACTTCGTTAACCGGCAACAACTGCCAAGCCGATAAAGGCAAGGATCACGTGACCTACTCCAAACAACAAACAAAACACGATAAGCAAAGCTATAGCACGCATAGACATGCCCTCCTTGGCACGAGGTTGACCGTACAGAGAGATTTGACTAAAGGGTGACGCATTACCTATCCCAATAGCAAACCCCTCTGTACGACGTCTTGGGAGATTTATTCCAGTTTCACGTTGTCATGATATGTTATACCATAACGTGTTAGGTCACGCCTTTGATGACGATTGGTTTGCATGATACAATAGTCACCCTCAGTACAGAACAAGACAACAACCTGTAGTATGTGACAAGCTAAGCCAAAATTCCGTACATGTACCTTAACGGGCCTTACATCATCATGCATTGCGCTATCCTCATCCATCAATTTGAGAAATGCTTCCGGCATAACACAACCTCCATATTGTCCACACGGATAGGTTGTAGTGGTAGGCAAATAAAAGCCCTTAGGAAGGGTTGGACTTTTTAATGAACTCATGTGTCACAGTAGGTTTTGCGATATCGATAGTGACAGCATATGGAGTATAATCAGACGGTAAATTTGCATCGATATAGGCTTTTGCCAACTCGTGTGTTGAAAAGACCATATGGAGAGGGTAATAAACACCAGTTTCCGGGTGTTTTGCTTCGATCAAAAATACTTTCATCAGCATAATCCCCTATGCTCAAGCCCTACAGGATTGCAGGGTTTGAATATAAGGCAAGTCATAACCCCCCTAAGTGATCAACCTAGGGGAGTTAATGAGGGACAGAACAAAGGGGGACTAAATCTGTCCCTTAGGCTCACACCTGTAATCAGGCGGCCTTTTCTTCCTGATTTGCATCAGGGTTAGTTTCGGGAACCTTGGCGCCGACAAGCGTTTCTTCCTGCTTCTCGCCTTCCTGTTCACCTTCAACCTGAAGGATTTCAAGATTGGTTTCCTCCTGCTTCTCGACAGAGGCGATTTCAGGCGCCGGATCCTTGTATTCCTTGATATGCTCCGACAGCTTTTTCAGCTCGACAATCTGTGCGAGTGCAACCGTGGGCTTTTCGCCTGCTTTGATCTGGTCTTCACGGACCTTTTCAGCGCGCTTCACAAGGCTGATGATTGTCGCCATCAGGTCGAAAGGCTTCGTGGACACTTCACGCTCAAGAAGGAAGAATTCCAACTTGCGAGCATTGCCGTGGAAAGCCATCTTCTTGCCGTCCTTGTCCTTGCCGTAGAGATACGGCTTGTCTTCAGGAACGTCCTTGATACCACGAAATTCCGTCCATTCCTCCGCCGTCATGCCCTTTTTCGGAGCGTCGACGGTTTCGAATTTGTCAAGCTGGCGAGTGCCCGGCTTTGTCTTCATGTCGGCGTTGTACTTGAGCGACGGGATGAAATCGTTCACCCATTGCACCATTGCTTGCGCCTTGGAACCACCCAAAACGTCTGCGACGGCACAAAGCAAATCGTTCAACTGCGAACGGTCGCCCGAGCCCTTGCCGGCATAGTGATCGAAAATCGCCACAAGCACTTCATGGCAATCGCGGTTAAGCTTCATGCCCTTGGTGTAGATGTTGCCAATAGCGGCAGCAATCTTTTCCTTGGAGTCAAGCGAAGTGGAAGCGGACTTTTCGTTAAGAATCGTAGCCATTTTAGCTTATCCTTTGTTTACCCTTGCCTTATAGGACTTACAGGATTTGAGGTTTTGCATATGGATAACACACTACGTATTACCCGATTATAACCCGCCACTCCCCAAAATGGTCTTATGGTTATAACCGCGTCACACGATTAGATATAGGTGGCAACTAACCACATGACAACACATATGGCGATTGTTCCGAGAAGTCCGTCCGAATTGCTCATAGGTTTATATATCCCATGACAATGCGCTCAAATGCCGCAAGAGCCTGTATGAAGGCCACGGCAAGAACGACAAAGATCAACACCATTCCCAAGAACAAGAAAACAAACTCATCATTGGTATGAGCGTTTACGAGAATGTCACACAAAAAGTCAACAAATGCATACACGGCAAGTCCCCATTGCTGTTTAGAGTTATTCCCATCTATGCAACCATTCACGCAAACACCACAATTCCACCGTATCGCTACGTATGGATTGCATGATTTACATTACGACTGTTACGATTGCATAGACAATTACAACTCTTAATTCTTAGCACATCACTCTTGCGAGCGTCCCCCTTGTATGTCTTAAAGTGCAAAATGCCCTAAGGCGTTCTTCATCTTTATACATGCAAGGTCTATTACCTGCTTTATTTGATCCAATCTAACCGATTGGCAACTGTATTCTTTCTAACGGTTCGCGTTAGGTCGACAAATCACATGCTACTTTAGAGCCTTAACCAAAAGGCTATTTCCACGTTTCTCTAACCTTGTTTCAGATATCCCTAGAGCGCATCTTAGGGCGGCCGAAACCAGATAGGCCAAGCTGTTTTGCTCCACCGTTATGACAACCAAGTCATTTAGCTTTGCAATGTAGCGACCAAGTCTAGGTTTAAAACGCTTCATTTTCACGTAATTTTCGTTGTCGCCACCCAGCTGCTATGCTGTCTTTCGTTGTGCGCAATGCCCGGCTTTCACCCGTGGCAATCTTTTTTCTAGTGACGAGCCGGTTAATAGCCCGCGTGATCATCCTCCAATCCTTTGACCGTAATAACAAATCCACAAGGGACAGCGTTCAGGTTGCCAGTTAGGGCGCCAAATCACGGTAACGCTTTCGCGTTTATTCTCGCTTGCGATAATCCCCTTTGAGGGCGGCAAGCATGAAACCGTTTCTAGTATCTAGTGTTATGTTATAACGTTTGCTAGACGCTATCCCACTAAGGCTAAAGCTTTCCTCTACTAAACGCCATGCATTTTCGCACCGTCTTTCGCAGGGTTCCACCTCCGGCATTTCAGCCGACACTAAAGTCATTCTCTTTTATCGACCATCCAAAAGGGGATGGCAATCACGAGAAACGAGAAATCCCAAGGTCAAGGCCCGAAAGCCAAACCGCAAGAGCGGGACCGGATAAGCACGTTTCGTTGTCCCCTTGTCTCAAATAATCGGGCCTTGGTCAACTGGATAATGCAAGAAAAGTGAAGGCTATCTAACGTTTGTTGATTTCATTGGGTTTTATCTTTGATCATCCCCTTATGTTCCCGTTCGCCAGGCATTGGATTTAAGGGTTTCTAGTGCTGCCAGGGACGCTTGAGCAGTCCTAATCGCCCTTGATGGCAAATCACTCTGTACGGGCTTCCTTGGGCTTAGGAGCGTAGGATTTCCCGCAGGTCGAGCGCTACGTTTCATCGGACGGGAACCGATCGGTCTATCTAAAGTTGAATTGACAACAATCAATACACTTCAGGTGCTGCTAACAAGACCAAGAAATCGACCTGACCGGATGACAAATAAACAATGATTTCAACTAACTAGCCAAAATCAAAAGCCCTTAAGCTCCTCCGAAAAGCACTCGATTTCTAGCAGCTGTAACGAAGGCTCTAACATTTAGCCTGTCAATGTTATCAAAATCTCAGTTTCCCAGTTTTCGAAAATCAATCTATAGAGTTTATAGACTAATGTTCCTTCATGGAGATTAAGAACGCACACGCGGCTATAACTATTTATCCGATAGTCAAGCAACTTATAGTTTACTATGTCAAATAACTCTAGGTTGTAACGAAGGGCGACCGAAAGCCCCTGCAACTCTAGCATTGTAATCATTATATAGTACTTCTTTGTCATAAACTACAAATCATAGGTTGTAAATATATATTCCTATTTCTATCCTGGATTGTAGGATAATAGTCCTATTGTTTATTGTAATATGATACCATAGTTGTACTTGATGTGTCAACAATCTCCTGGTTGCAAAAGTATACTTGATGCTGTACCTGGCGAATAGAGTAATATACTTGATGTTGCCTTACGCCAGGTTAGGACTAATAGAGTTGTACTTGATGCATAGTAACGTTAAGTAAGTGTAGACAGTATATCGTCTGGTAGTACTTACACAAAATCCCTTCTACTTGGTCAATTCTTGGTGTTTCTTGAGGTATACTCGGGCTGGACCCCTAGGGGGGTACCTATAGGTTATACTCCAATTGGATATAATTTTCAATAACTTAGGTGTATAAGTGTGTATTTGTTTCTTTTTGTCTAATTCATGAAGATAATTAACTCATAGTACAACTTCACGAGTCCTAAATGTGCTATTTTTACGTGAATGACAACCAAATGTATAAAATAGTTACTGTTTATTAAGGAATTTTCATTTATTTTCAACTTTTAGTAGAATTAATGCATTTTTTACTTGACAATGGTTGTAGAAAATGGTATAATAATACTATAGGATAAAGAGATTAAAGATTAGATCTTAAAGCTTTAGATTTTAATTACCAATGTATGAACTTACAGTATAACTTATGTTAACTCATTGATGTATGATTCATCAAATGTACTATCTTGATGTTATACATTCTGTTCATTCAATTTTAAGGAGAAAACCGATGGAAGAAGTTCCTATGGTAGAACATACCCAAGGTTATTATCTTGATGAGTCTGGCGAGGTGCACCTTATAGTAGAGACCCGCCCGTACGAGGAGTATCATGTGTGGTCTCAAAGGATCTACGATGAGTTCCCACATAAAAAACTAACTATTAAGGAACCTAAACATGGCTGATACCAGTTTGACCGACTCGTTGGTAGATGAGTCTGGACTTGATGAACGAGAAAGGGCATTCCTTGATGTACTCTTCGATGAGTGCCAAGGAGATGTTCAAGAAGCAATGAAGCGAGTAGGATATCCTACCGGGACCGCCAGTTCCGTAGTTAGGAAGAAGCTGAACAAACATATCAAGGATAGGGCTAAGGAATTCCTTGTCTCTTCTACAGGTAAAGCTGTCGTTGGTATGGTGTCTGTTTTGTCAAACCCAGCAGCAGTAGGTAATGGTCATCTGATCTCTGCCTCTAAGGATATCCTAGATCGTTCAGGCATCTTTAAAGAAGAAGGTGTTCAGGTTACAGAAATTAGAAACATGTTTATTTTGCCAGCCAAAGAAGTGCAGGTAGAGGATGAGTAATGGACCCGACCCAATCGAAATCTAATCAGATTAAACCTGAACGGTGGTTGGGTAGGACTAGGAAGATTCCCTACGGGAAGATAGGCTTTGGTTATATTGTAGATCCAGAAGATCCATACAATGTTATCCCTAACTTCGAAGAGATCCTTATCCTTGAAGCTGCCTTTGACTATATTGATAGTGGAGCCTCCTGGAGAGAAGTCTGTGAATGGACCTCCCAGAAGCTCCTCAAGTCTATAGTCCATCAGACCATCAAGAATCTATACAACGCTCACCGTAAGCCTTTCCTCAATCGTAAGACTGCACGTAAGGATGTAATACAACCTAAGCAGTCAAAAGAAGTTATTGAGATCGCTAATGCCAAGAGGGCAGCTACTCGTGCTATTAAGAAAGCAGTAGCACTAGAGAACAAAGCTAAGGCTAAGCCTCTCCCAGATCGTCCTGATGGACGAGTCAACAATGGGAACCCAGTCTTTTCTGGTGCTCCTCTGGAAGCCAAGAGTTACCTCCCGCCAGTCCCTAAAGATGTTGCTTATGTCTTTACTCCTAACAAGGGTCCTCAGATGGATTTCTTGTCAGCGCCAGAACCGGAGGTTCTTTTTGGGGGCGCAGCAGGAGGCGGTAAGTCTATGGCGATGATCGCTGATCCAATGCGATACTTCGATAACCCTAACTTTGTTGGTCTTCTTTTGCGTCGTACAAACGATGAACTAAGAGAACTAAAGTGGGAGACTCAGAAGCTCTACCCTAAAATTTGGCCAGAAGCTAAGTGGAAAGAAAAGGACTCTATGTGGGTGTTTCCCTCAGGAGCCAAGTTCTGGATGACCTATCTCGAAAGAGATGATGATGTTATGCGTTATGTTGGTCAGTCTTTTTGTTGGATTGGTGTCGATGAGTTGACCCAGTATGCCACCCCATTTGCTTGGACCTTTTTGAAATCTCGTCTTCGTTCCACTGATCCGGAACTACAGAAGACACTATGTATGAGAGCAACTACTAACCCCGGTGGTCCTGGTCACCAATGGGTAAAGAAGATGTTCATTGACCCACAGATTCCTAATAAGTCTTTCTGGGCTACAGATTTAGACTCTGGTGAAATCATGAGATATCCTGATGATCACCACGATCCCAGTAAAGCAGGGAAGCCTCTATTCAAACGTAGATTCATTCCTTCTTTGTTGAAAGATAATCCATACCTTTTCAATGATGGTAACTACGAGCGCTCACTGCTAGGTTTGCCAGAAGCCCAAAGAAGGAAACTTCTTGAAGGTGACTGGTCTATAGTAGAGGGGGCAGCATTTGCAGAATTTAGTCCAAAGCATCACGTCTGTGAGCCATTCGATATCCCACATGATTGGCGCCGTTTCCGAGGTGCTGACTACGGTTACGCTAGTCCATCTTGTGTACTATGGTTTGCGATTGATCCGGCTTTTGATACTCTATATGTCTATAGGGAACTCTACGGACCGGGAATGACAGGACTAGATCTTGCTCATAAAGTACTTACACTAGAAGATGGTGAACGTATCTCTTATGGTGTACTTGATAGTTCAGTCTGGCACGAACGTGGTCTCTATGGACCTACAGTGGCAGAAGAGATGATCGCAGCAGGCTGTAGGTGGCGTCCTTCCGATAGAGGCAAGGGTAGTCGTACCGCAGGTAAGAACCGTCTCCACGAGCTTCTAAAGCTCAAGGAACAGCGATTGGATGAGCCGCCAAAGCCATCTATCATCTTCTTTAATACTTGCCGTCAGCTCATTGCCGACCTTCCATCTATCCCAGTTGATCCAGATATGAAAGACGACATTGACGCACGATACACCAGCGATCATACTTATGACGCTCTCCGTTATGGGATCATGTCTCGTCCTCGTTCAGCATCTCCTTTAGATTGGGGAAGAGAACCAATGGATCGATACACCCCTGCAGATTCAACATTTGGTTATTAAGGATAATATATAATGGCTAAAACATCTCGTCTAGGTTCAGATATCAATGCAAAGGTAGCTGACGCCCACAATAGTATGCTTGATAGTGGTATAGGTGGTCCTAAGACTTGGGACGATATGGTTGCTACTGGTAATCAGAATGATGCTATTAAATCCAGCATCTCTAACAAGTACAATCAGGGTAAGGATACTGGTCAGAACGACCATCCTTTTCTCTCTCATGTTTCAAAGGATTTCTAATGGCTAAGTCACCTTCTCTCGGTAATATCAAAAACCTAAAAGCAATGCTTAATGTCAGTGCCTCTCCTAAAAGGATCGGTAATAACCAGGCTCATCTTAATAAGAATGATGCTATGAATGGTCCCGGTACTGATCACTCTTTCTTCCCTGTATCAGCCGGTGGGCCAGCAAAGATGTCTAATTCAAAGATGCCTAACTGTTAATCAAGAAGGATCATACAATGGATGATAATGTAGTTCTATTCCCCGGCCTCGAAATCAATGACGCACTCTATGAGGATGAGGGACTAGGGCCACAGATTCCTATGGATGAACTCATCGAAGGTTTGAAAGAACAAGACTTCAAAGAACTCGTCATCATCGGTAAGGTTGAAGAAGGTACATATTTTGCCTCTACTTCCGGTAATCCGGCTGAGGTTCTATTCGCCCTTGAAAAGGCAAAGTATATTTTAATGAATAGTTACTTCTCAGAAGGAGATTAGTATGACAATTGTATATGACGACGCACAGAACAAACTAGCAAATCTGATTTTTCCTGGTGCTAGCTCAGATAAACTTGCCATTATTCTTCGTGAAGCTTCACGTACTCAAGACTCAGGTCCTAATACACTTGATGTTGCTATTATAGGTGATAGTTATGCTGGCCATAATACATCTAATGTAAATGGTACGTCAAACTGGGGTGTGAATACTGGTAATAGATATATGGCATACGGTTATCTCTCTATGCTAAGGATGATCTCCCGCCAGTCTTTTAACTTTGATGGTACTAATAATTATGGTGTAGTTGGTGAGACGACCCCACAGATTCTACTCCGAATTGCTGGTATGTTGCAGAATTCTACTGCACAGACGATTTTCTATCAGGGTGGAATTAATGACCGAGGTACAGCTAACCTCACACTCCAACAGACTAAGGATGCAGTTTCTACTTCATTCAATATGATCCTTGATACTGGTCGTACTCTCTTTGTTCCTGTGCCTGGTCCTGTTGGTGATAGTTCATTCACTTCTCAAAGACTATCAGCTACTCAGGTAGCAAATCACCTTATGTATCGTAGATGGTTGAATGAAACTTACTCTAATACTCCCGGTGTATCAGTTATCGATACCTATCCTGGTATTGCAGACGTAACGTCTACTACTGGTGATGCTGTTGTTGGTCAGCTTTACGAAGGTCTCCATCCTAGTACTGGTGGTGCCAACACATATGCCACTAATATTAAACCAGTTACTAGCCTTATCTATCCTCCGCGTGAGACTGTACTATTCGGATCTAACTCGGATATCTATGGTGCGTCTAATCCTAACGGTTCCCTTACTGGCAATCCTTTTGTGACTGGTACAGGTGGTACTCCTGGTACAGGTGGATCTGGTTCTATCGCAGATAGCTGGACTGGTGGTAACGGTGGTGATACTGGACATACTCGTACTTACTCGAAAGTAACTTCGAATGGTAAGGCTTGGCAACAGTGTGTATTCGCTGGTACTCCTACTAGTTCTGGTGATGCTGTTGTAGCTTTACAGAATTTCACTTCTAATATTGCTGTTGGAGATAATCTTCGAGCAGTCTGCGAAGTTGAATGGGATGCAAGTGTTACCGGTATCCAAACCTTTCGTCTTCGTATCGTAGACACTGGTAGTTTCGTTAACGTTGGTGTTGACATGGACTACTCGGGCTCTATTGGCTTCTGGCCGACAAGTGCTGGTAGTGGTATCCTAATGACTCCTCCTGGTATGATTACTTCTACCAATCAGCGAGTGGCTCTTGAAGCTCGTCTTATAAGCGGCACTGCTTGTGCTGGAACTATCCGGTTCCGTTCAATGGGTGTCATGAAACTTTAAAGGATAAATAATGGGTATCATGGATCAGCCACCGGCTGGAATGACTGACAGTCTGTCGGTAGAAACTACAGCAGACCCTTCAGCTTCGGTGGCTATTCCTGAAGCTGCCGATACTTCACAGGATGCAAATAAATATTCTAAGTTAGTTGAAGCGATCAATGAGGACTTCAACAGGTCGAAACGTAAGAGACAGTCAGATGAAATGCGCTGGCTTGAATGCTACAGGAATTATCGAGGTCTCTACGGGCCGACCACAATTTTCACTTCTACAGAGAAGTCGAAAGCTTTTATCAAGATCACTAAGACCAAGGTTCAAGCAGCCTTCGCTCAGATTACAGATGTTCTTTTCGCAGGTAATCGATTTCCTCTAGGTATCGAAAGTCCTAACAACCCTACTGGTGTTGCTAAAGATATTCATCTGTCAGGTCCTCCTCAACCAGGACAACCACCGGCCCCTGATACGTCGACCCCTGAACCTAATAGTCAGATGGATCCTCATATCGCTAAGCTCTTTGGTCCTAAGGCTGATCAGCTCAAGCCGTTGGAAGCAGACATTAAGTTGGGTCAAGGTGTACTACCTTCTGATATTAATTTTGAACCGGCTAAAGATACTGCCCGTGCAATGGAGAAACAAATCCTTGATCAACTTGAAGAAGCTGATGCGGCCAGACATCTACGTTCTACCATCTTCGAAGCCTGCCTTTTCGGAACTGGTGCATTTAAGGGTCCCTTTGCAATTGACAAAGAATATCCTAGGTGGGGTACAGATGGTACCTATAACCCAGATATCAAAACTATCCCCTCAGTTGAGTATGTATCTATTTGGGATTGTTATCCTGACGCGGATGCACGAAATATGGGAGAAGCTGAAAAGTTCATTCAGAGACATCGTATGTCAAGGACTGACCTCCGCCAGCTTAAGAAAAGACCTTTCTTCCGTGCTAAGAACATCGAAGCTCGTATTTCAGAAGGCCCTAGCTACAGTCCTGAGTATTGGGAAAGCGCTTTGGTTGAAGATCAGAACGATGATACAATCAACGAACGTTGGGAAGTCCTAGAATACTGGGGCATGATGGATACGGAAATAGCAAAAGATGCCGGTATCAAACTACCGAAGGAATATAAGGGACATGATCAAATCCAGGTTAACGCTTGGATCTCCGGTTCTCAGATTCTGCGTCTGGTCTTTAATCCGTTTACTCCTGCTCGCATCCCTTATAACGTTATACCTTATGAACTAAACCCTTATAGCATCTTTGGTATCGGTGTTGCTGAAAACATGCTCGATACTCAGTTGCTTATGAATGGTTTTATGCGGCTTGCAGTAGATAATGCTGCACTCTCGTCAAATGTCATTCTTGAGATCAACGAAGACTATCTTACTCCCGGTCAGACTATGGAACTCTTTCCCGGTAAGATCTTCAAACGATCTGGTGGCGCTCCCGGTAACGCTATCAATGACATTCATATTCAGGACGTCTCTCAGTCGGCTCTGGCTCTATTTGATAAAGCCCGGCAACTGTCAGATGAGAGTACCGGTATGCCTTCCTTCGCACATGGTCAAACAGGTGTAACAGGTGTAGGCCGTACCGCTTCTGGTATGTCTATGTTGATGGGTGCCGCAGCACAGTCTATTAAGGCTGTCGTTCGGAACATTGATGACTACCTCCTTGGTCCTCTAGGTAAAGCTCTGTTTGCATTCAATATGCAGTTCAACTTTAAAGAAGAGTATATTGGTGAACTCACTGTTGTAGCCAAGGGTACAGAAAGCTTGATGCGGAATGAAATCCGTAGTCAACGTCTCCTTCAGCTAGCACAGTTTGCTGCACCTAATCCTAGTATGGCTCCCTTTATTAAATGGGATTACATTCTTAGGGAGTATGCTGCTTCTCTTGACCTTGATGAAGATAAGGTAGTTAACGATCCACGAGGTGCTCAGATTCAGGCACTCCTTATGGCACAAATGCAACAGACTATGGGTGGTCCTCAGGGACAACCTGGTGCTCCTGGTCAACCAGCTCCTCCGGGTGGTGGTGGCGCTCCGGCTCCTTCTGATCCAGGTGGTAACGGTAATGGTAACATCGCTCCTGGTAATGCTCCTGCTCCTGGTGCTCCGGGCTTCTCTAGTAACTCAGTAGGTCTCTGGAATTCCAGCCCTCAGAACACACAGTGAGATAAATGAAGAAACAAGATGCAGAGAAACTATACGCCTTAGCTAATGATAAGAAAGTAAATGATGCTCTGCTACATTATGTGGAACTCAGGATATCCTACCTAAAGGATGTCTTGAGTACTGCAGATACGCTTGATAGTATTCGAAAGTACCAAGGTGCAATCGAAGAACTTAAATGGATCTACCATCTAAGAGATGATGTCAATAACCCGAGAGATTGAGATCTCGGATCTGCACTACGTGCGAGAGGGACTAATACATGGCTTTAGAAAATTCTACTCCATATGCCGTTCAGTATTTGAACCCTACTACGGGTAAGAATGACTACATCGATCTCCGTACTGGACAGCCTATTCCTCCGGAATTGATTTCTCAGTATCAGCATACTACACAAGAAGATATTGATAGCGGGAAGACTAAGCTCGACCCTGGTGACAAACATGCTTATCAGGAAATCTTTCAGAGAACATCTGGTGGAGATCACGCCTCAGGAAACTTTAGTGGTTCTACTGCTGGTCCTCGTGAACCTGGTAACAATTACGGTTATGCTTCTAAGCCCGGTTTCCTAGGTGTTGCAAGTGCTATGCCCGGTCCAGTAGGGATTGTAGGTAAAGTTGCTAATGTGGCAATGAATGTTAACAATGGTCTTGCTGTTAATAAGGCTCGTGAGTCCCTAGGATTTGCACCTAAGTCTATGCTCGGCGCAGCTATTTCAGATAATAAAGGTCTTGTTGGTGAAGTTACCAATGGTGTTGAGAGTACTCCAGTAAGTATTGGAGCTGCTCAGACTCCTGATGGTCGTACAGCTTACACCCCTAACGAAGCTCGTATGCGATCCTTGGTTAATCCAGGGACTATGGCTGAAAGTGATCGTGCAACTGTTAACGCACAGAAACAAGAGTTTCAAGCTGCTAACCCAGATGCTCAAAAGAATATGCCAGCATCTAATATGTTTTCTAAAATGGCTGCAAACCTCTTTCATCCTGAACCTGCTGAAACACCCGCTGCTGTAGCTAATCCTGTTGGTGTATCTACTACTCCTGATGATACTGCAGAACAAGGTGATATCGATACTCAAGGCTCTTCAACTATCAGTGCTCAAAATCGTTCTTTGGATGGTATGGGTTTAACTGGTTCTTGGGGACAACAGGCTAATGTATCCAGTAATGGTACAGACGGTAGTATCAATAGTAATATGAACAATGATGCTCTTAGTGGTTCTGCTCAACATATGGTTGGAGTAATGGATCACATGGGCCTTGGTAACTTAGGTGTTAACTCAGATCGACGCTCTGTTACAAGTAATGCTGCTGCCGGTGGAGCTAAGGCTTCTCAACATCTGCAAGGTAACGCAGTGGATGTAGCTACTAAAGGTATGACCAATGAACAGAAAGAGGCTACCCTCGATGGTGCTCTTGCTGGTGGTGCAACTGGTATTGGTATGTATGGTACAGGTTCTATGCACATAGATACTCGTAATCAGGCAACTAATCCTGGTGGTCTAACGATGTGGGGATCAAATCCTAACAATCATTATGCTGGACAAACGGTAGACCAATCTCCCGCATGGGCACAATCAGACTTGCAAGCTAAGATAGACTCCAATGGTTATGGTTATTTGTCTAGCCATATGGTTCCTACTCCTACTGCTCGTCCTACTGATACAGGTTTCATGGGTGCATCCGCAATCTCAAGTGGTTGGGGTGTTACAGGTGGTATAGCTCCTACAAACAGTATGTCACCTTCTGGTTCATTTGCCAGTGCTGGTCCTCAAACAAGTGGACCTACTCAAAGTTCAACAACTTCTTCTGCTCCGTCAAGCGGCCCCTCAACATCCTCTTCTTCATCTTCCACAGGTGGTATGGGGATGGGTGGACGTTCAGACAATTCAGCAGGTAATTCCGGTAGTGGTCTTGGTGGAGGTTTCTCCTCAGCCCCCGGTAATAAATCCGACTCTGATTCCAATGGTGGACAGGGCGGTTATGGTGGTTCACGGTCAGATGGCTGGAACTAACTAATGTGGAAGGCTACCCGCAACCCTCATAAAGAGACTACTTGTGGCCCCAAAGGAGAACTAAATGGCTAAGTATCGTAATCCTCGTAATGATGAACTTCTCGCTGAACAGGAAGCCGCTGAGGCTGAACAGGCTCTTATGAATGAACCTGCTAAAACTGTAGAAGATGAAGGGTTCAAGAAACGTTACGGAGATTTGAGGCGCTTTCAGGCTCAGAAAGAACTCGAAGCAAAAACTCGAATTGATGAACTAGAGCGCAAGCTTGATCAGGCTCTCCGGGGCCAAATCAAACCACCCAAGTCCGCAGAAGATGTGGAAGCTTGGTCTAAGAACTATCCTGAATTTGCAGGCATTCTTGAAACGATTGTCTCAAGCAGGATTAAAGAGGCAACATCCTCTACCAACGAAAAGCTAGGAAAGCTCGAACAGGACCGTCAGGAATTTGAAGCCGAGAAGGCCGTTACTGAACTCCGTCGTAGACACCCTGACTTTGATAAGTTGGCCAAATCAGATAAGTTCCACGCATGGTTGGAAGATCAGGATCAGGTAGCACGAGATGCTATCTATAATGGTTTCAACGTGAAGGCAGCTGATCTGGTTATTAAAGCATACAAAGCCGACAGCAATATCCCTACCTCCAACGCCCCAGTTGAAGACGGATTTAGTGGACGACAGGCAGCTCAGGCTGTTCAAACTCGCACACGTGCTGAGGCACCAGATTTCGACGGTGGTGACTATGAGTTCACCGAAAGTCAGATCGAACGGGAGAGCAAGAAGAATCGTAAATGGTTTGATGCCAATGAAGATAAAATTATTTCTGCTCACCAACGGGGTAAGATACTCTACGATGTAACAGGCGGTGCACGCTAACATCCCGGTATAATACTTACCTTACATAGTAAATAAGATAGAAGACAACCCAATACTTTTAGCCCTCTTAAGGAGACAACCTAAATACAGTACTGGCCTCTCTAGGACTTATTGATCTATCTCACAATTAATCAATAATTAATCTAGGAGACTAATAATATGGCTTTTCAGTCCGCAACAGGCTACGGCAGCCTACCTAATGGTAAATTTTCGCCGGTTATCTACTCGCAGAAGGTTCAGAAGCAGTTCCGTAAGACTTCGGTCGTCGAAGACATTACGAACAACGACTACTTCGGCGAGATCACTGCCTTCGGTGACAGCGTTCAGATCATCAAGGAACCTGAAATCGCGATCAGCAAGTATGCCCGTGGCACTCAGCTGACGTCTCAGGACCTCGAAGACCAGGACTTCACGCTCCTCGTTGACCGTGCTAACTCCTTCCAGTTTCAGGTCGATGACATTGAAAAGAAGCAGTCGCATGTCAACTGGCTTGATATGGCTACCGATCGTGCTGGCTATCGTCTTGCACAGGAATATGACTCGGACGTTCTCGGCTACCTGTCGGGTTTTGAGTTTAACGCAACGACTGGCCTCTGGGCTGCTCGTACGGCTCCTGTCGGTACTAAGGCAGAAATCACTGCTGACGTCGACGAACTCTTCGCTATCCATAAGCTTGCTCGTAACGCCTTTGTGACTGCCGGTGCTTCCACCGACTCCATCGCATTGGGTACGTCTGGCACGTTTGATGCAACTCCTCTTCAGGTCCTTAACCGTATGAACCGACTGCTCGATCAGCAGAACGTTGAGAAGGAAGGTCGCTGGATCGTAGTTGACCCAATCTTTATGGAAATCCTGATGGACGAAAATTCGAAGTTCATCAACCGCGACTGGAACTCGGACGAGTCCCTTACCAATGGTAAGATCTCTGCTGACAAGATTCGTGGCTTCCGTGTATACGTTTCCAACAACCTTGCCTACGTTGGTACGGGTCCTGGTGTAACGTCTACGGTTGGTTCTTCGACTAACTATGGTGTTATTGTTGCTGGTCATGACTCCGCTGTCGCAACGGCTGAGCAGATCAACAAGACGGAGTCCTTCCGTTCGCCGTTTGGCTTCTCCGACATCGTTCGTGGTATGCATATGTATGGTCGTAAGATCCTGCGTCCTACCGGCCTTCTTCGTGCAATCTACAACAAGGCTTCGTAATCTTAAAGGAGATTAATCTAAATGGCTACTATCACTACTCTTTCTAATCCTCTGTCGACTGTCCTTGGTACGACTCCTCGTCTCATGGACAACGATAAGTTTACGTATACCCTCTGGAAGGAGATCGACCTCGCTGCTGCTGTGACGGCCAAGGGTTCTGCCCTGGCTGCTGCTGACGTTATCGAAGTCCTTCGAATTCCTGCTTTCTCTATGATTATCGGCGCGTGGGGACGTAAGTCTGCTGCTCTCGCCGGTACGGTCTCTGTCTGCACGGTTAACGTCGGTGTGACGGGTGTCAATGCTACCGGTTACGGTAACGGTTGGGACCTCTTCGCAGCCGCTGTTGATACCTTCAGTACTCCTATCTCTGGTGCTCAGCCCATCCTTACGACTGACGATACGATTGACGTCGTTATTGCCACTCTGACGGGTACGCTTACCGGTGGTAAGATCATCGTTGGTGCAGTAGTTGCCGACCTTCATAAGAAGGCTCGTGGTATCATCGCTACTCCTAAGTCTTAATCTATACTACAGCCGGGGGTGTAAAAGCCCCCGGTTTTACTATAAGGAGTTAAGATATGGAGATGGAACATAATCTCGATGTAAGATTATCATCTTTGGAACGTTGGCGAACAACTATTGAAGTATCTCTTGGTAAATTAGAAGTTGACAAAGGGTATATCAATAAGAGGTTTGACGCAATTGAAGGTGAACTAAAAGAAATTAAGAATGCTGGCAAGAAGTTGAACTACATGGTTTATGCTTCTGTTGTAGCATATATTGTCAAGTTTATCGTTGATGGTGGACTTGGTACTCACCTACCAATCATTTAAAAGGAACCCTGAATGACACTTCAATACTCTGTAACTGTAAGGAACGCGAAGCTTGATGCTGTCGAGACGGCGACCGGTACTTCTGCAATCCTTCGTATTCGAACTGGTACTGTCCCTGCAACTTGTGCTACTGCTGATGCAGGTACTGTAGTTGCAACCTGTACTCTTCCCTCTGACTGGATGGCCGCTGCTTCTAGTGGTACAAAAGCACTGACTGGCTCTTGGGCCGATAGCTCTGCTGATGCTACTGGTACTGCTGGTCACTTCCGAATTTATGACTCTGCCGGTACGACCTGCCATATTCAGGGTACGGTTACTGCTACTGGTGGTGGTGGCGATATGACGGTTGATAATACCTCCTTCGCTTCTGGTCAGGCCTTTACGGTCACGACCTTTACGCTGACTGCTGGTAACGCCTAATCAATAAGGGAGAGTACAATTGGCTGCAACTATTACACTTGTTGGCACTACTACTGCCACAACGTCTGCTACTCTCCCTGCCCACCAAGCTGGCGACCTCATTGTTCTATTCGTTTCCCGTAACAACCTAGTAACTGCTCCAACTACTCCTACTGCTGGTGGTACTGTCCCTACTTGGACAAGTCTTATGACCCTAGCTGGTACTTCTTGTTGGGCTGGTGTATTTTATGCTACTGCTGTTAACGAACTAACAACTACCGGAACTTGGACTAATGCTACTCAGATTGAAGTAGCTATCTATCGTAGTACCGGGAGCTTTGGTTTTGTTGGTACACCAACTTCCAATCAGGGACTAGGTACAACTATTACATACCCAGCAGCTACTAATGCTTCTGGCTCTCATACTGGCCAATGGTTGAACTTCGGTTTTACGAGGGCAATCAATAGTACTATCGAAACTCCTCCTACTGGATCTACTCTGGTTAGGAATGACGTTGCTAGTGCTTCAGAGTCCAGTATCTTTACTAAATCTTCTGTCAGTTCAAACTTCACTTCAGCTAACGTATCCATTGGTGGTACTAGTACTGGCTGGATTGGGATGACTGCACAGCTTGCTTGTAGCAATTTTACTACAGGTAAAACATACAATCCACAAGAACCTGGCCCTTGGGTTGGTTACTATACTGGTCTAGAAAGCAGTGGGTTCAATGGTACTAAAAGCTACACTCTCGGCGGTGGTGCTCCTACTCTAGGATATCCTCCAGCCAAAGCCACAAGATGGTTAGGTTGTGTTGCAAAAGCATATAATGCTGGTTTTAGTACTGAATATGAAATTACAGCTGCTACTATTGGTGGTATATCCGCAACTATTAAACATTCTACAGGAACTTGGGCAAGTGGTGCATATACCGCTATTCTTGCTAACGTCCCTACTGGATTAACACCTACCCTGACTATCACTGTTGCAACCGGTACTCAGGTTATGGTTAACAGTGAATTTGCTTTCGATAATGTTGATCCTACAACTCTTTCTATAACCTTCAATAACTCTTCTCTTGTGACATTCAATACTGTTGCAGGAGACCAGGTATATGGTGTTACCAATGTTTCATTTACACCTATTGAAGATTCTCCTATGGGGAATACTACAAACCTAACTCAAGTATACGAGAATGTTTATTCCTCAGGGAATTTATCATCTCAAGGTGTTAAGTTATTTACAAATACGAATACTGGTATAAGTTTTGATGCTGGTACTAACTACGCTGGACGTACATCTGGTGGTAGTTATGTAGTCAAAGCTGCAACAAGCGCTACAACTACTACGACTGACTTTCTACTCTCTGGTTCTTCTTATACTATCCCAACTGGTGTTACCAACCTTCTCTCTGTAGAAGTACTTGGTGCAGGTGGTTCGGGTGCTAGTGTATCAGCCGGTACTGTAGGAGCAGGTGGAGGAGGTGGAGCTTACTCTGCTATCTTTAACATGTCTGTCACTGCTGGTGCTAGTGTATCTTATCAAGTAGGTTCTACTGGTGATACATGGTTCTCTACTTCTGGTACTGTCCTAGCTAAAGCTGGTGTAACCCCAACGGGTTCTACTGGTGGAGCAGGTGGTGCAGCAGGTAGTGGTGTTGGTACTGTAACCTTCTCTGGTGGTGCAGGCGGTAACGCTGGTTCATCTGGGGGTGGCGGAGGTGGCGGTGCTGCTGGTCCTAGGGGTAATGGTAAAGCTGGTGGTGTTGGTTCTTCAGGTCTCCGAGGAGGAGGCGGTGGTGGAGCTAATGGTTACTGGTCTACAGCTGCTGGTGATGCTACTACAGGTGGTTCTGGTATTGGTGGAGCAGGTCCTACTAACTCGGTAGGTGGTCCTCGTGATACTGGTACTGCTGGTACAGCCGGTTCCGGTGGTGGTGGTAATAATGGTGGTTCAGCTGCTGGTAACGGTTCTCACAATTCTGAATGGGGCATTACACATGGTGTAGGCTCTGGCGGTGGTGGGGGCGGTGGTAACACAGGTGAATTTGCAGGTTCTGGTGGTGGCTTCGGTGGGGGTGGGGGTGGATCCTCTTCTTCTACTATTGCTGGTGCTGGTACAGGTGCTGGTGGTCTTATTGCAATTACCTATTTTGGTACCGCTGGTGGTACAGGTACTGCATCAATCACTGAAGCTTCTGATACTGTCTCTAGTGCTTCTACTATTGCACTGTCAGCCAATGCATCTATCACTACTGCAAATGATACTTCATCTTCTACTTCAACACTAGTTATAACTTCAAACACCTCAGACACAGAGGGCAACGATACAAGTACTTCAGCTGGTACGATTAGTATTAAAGCTAATGCTTCTATTACAGAAGATGGCGATACGATACTATCAGATGCTAGAGGTCCTACTCGTTTTGCTGATGCTTCCATTACTGAGGCTGACGACACTATATCAAGCACTGGTCAATCTTCTTATTCTGGTATCCTAACGGTTACAGAAGCAGACGACACTATAGTAAGTGCTACGAGGGCTGCTATCTCTGCTACTGTAATTCCTACAGAAGATAGTGATACTTCATCTTCTACCTCAACAATAAGTATTAGAGCTAATGCCCCAATCTCTGAGGCAGGTGATACAATCTTTGCTGATGCTAACGGTCTACCTCCTCCAATAACTGGAACGGTGAATGTTACTGAAGCGAACGATACACTCTCTAGCTTAAACACTGTGCTTATTACAGGTACTTATACGAATACAGAAGCTAATGATACTCTTACTTCAGGAACTATCCTTAAGGTTACGGCTAATAGCTCTAACACTGAAGTAAATGATACTATTTCAGCTACTGCTAATTCCTCAAACTCTGGTGTCTTAAATATCACTGAGACTAACGATACTGTCACTTCAGCTACTAAGTTGGCTCTTAGTGGTGTATTTAATATCAGTGAGAATTCAGACACTGCCTCTAGTGCAACAACTATCCTTATTTCAGCCAATGTTGTACCTCTTGAAGAAAACGACTCTCTCTCTGCTTTTGGTTCGAAACCACCAATTGTAGCAAATAGTTCAATGGCTGAAGATAGTGATACAATAGTATCTGCTAGTACCATCTCTCTTCCGACCATACACGCTGATGTAGGCGTTACAGAGGGTAATGATACACTATCTACCGCTGCAACTACAAAGATCACTGGTGGTGCCTCTATGGTCGAAGGAAACGATACTCTATCAACTAGAGGTGGTCCTAAGATTGTAGCAAATGGTAATACAATAGAACAAAATGATATAGTTGTCAGTACTGCTACTCGTCCTCCGTGGCGTCCTATCAGTGATGACAGCACACTCCCATACTCAACTAAGTCTGGATCAAATGATAGACCTTACCAAGGTAATTCAGATATTGGAAGACGTCCCTATAAAACTGGTTAATCAGCGAAGCTGAGTATTCTTTGCTACGCAAATAAAGGAATTTTCAATGGCAGGTAGTACTTATCTAGATCTTGTTAATCGTGTCATTAGACGTATTAATGAAGTCGAACTCACTGAAACTTCCTTTGCCTCAGCTCGCGGTATGCAGGCTGTAGTTAAGGATGCTGTTCGAGATGCAGTGTATGAGATTAATCAACAGAAGTGGGAATGGCCATATCATGCATATCAGAACGCTCAGGTTCTGCAGATAGGTGAGAATGAGTATTCTTGGCCTTTGGACTTTAAGTCTGTCGACTGGAATAGCTTCCAGATCCGAAAAGACACTGCTCTGAATATCAATAATACTCATCTCGCTGTTATCGACAGGAATGAGTGGTATACATATATGAAGGATGCAGATGAAGATAACTACCCTAATGGTACGAAACTTCCTCACTATGTTTTCAAAGCTCATGGTAATGGTTTTGGTGTAGCCCCTGCTCCCGATAAAGCTTACACAGTAGAGTTTAGATACTATAGGAATGAAAATCCTTTGGTAATCTTCAGCGATGTTACAGACATTCCTAGTGAATTTGATAACGTTATTACTATGGGCGCCCTATACCACATGAATCTCTTCCGGGAAAATCAACAGGGAGTTGCAATTGCTCAAGACTCTTTCACTAAAGGTATTAAAGCAATGTATTCAATTCTCGTGGGTGAAGTGTCTCCCTACGTGTCAACTACTGTACTTAACAATACAGGTATTCCCACTCTTAATGGTGGCGGAAGGGATAATTATAAGCTATGATGGAAGAACTCCAAAGTCAGAAGGTCGTCAGTCTCGGTGGTCTAAATTCTAATGTAAATCACATTCAGCTCTCGGACAATGAACCAGGATCTGCTGTTGAACTTCAGAACTTTGAGAGTTCCCTTTATGGTGGTTATCGCAGACTATCTGGTTATGACTATCTAAGTCCTGACAGTCATCAAGTTGATGCAACTAATGCTGAGGGTCGTATCCTGATGGTTACGATCTTCAATGATGGTTTCTATGCTGCACGTAAACAGAAGTCAGGTAATACTTACAAGATTTACTCTTTCAATGGAGCTTCTTGGGATCCAATTACAACTGGTTTTACCCTTAGTTCTGTTAATGTAACTCGTATCAGATTTAAAGAGTTCAATTTCAAGGGTGTTCAGACTATTTGTTTTGTCGATGGTGTGAATAACGCCTATCTCTTTAATGGTACAACTTGGTCACAGATTGATTCAGCTGATACTGGTGCCGACTATGCACATGCTGGTGGAAATCAGGCAGTAAATGCACCTAATCTAGTTAACGTATTCAGAAACTTTCTCTTCATTGCACAGAGTAACGTAGTTGTCTACAGTGCTCCACTCAGTGAATTCAATTGGACAGCTGCTGCTGGCTCAGGTCAGCTTCCTGTAGGGTTTGTAATTCAACAGATTATGCCTTTCCGTGATGCTCTCTATGTCTTTGGTGTCAATAACATCAAGGCAGTTACTGTAGCTACAACCTCTGCTGGTGTCTCTAGCTTTGTTATCAATGACGTTACAACTAATATCGGTTGCTTGGCTCCTGATAGTGTAGTTGAAATCGATGGTAACTTGGTCTTCTTATCTCAGGATGGGTTCAGACCTATTGAAGGTACAGATAGAATTGGTGACGTACAGTTGGAAATGATCTCTAAGAAGATCCAACAGCTTATCACTGATGAAATTGTCGGTAACGATATGTCTGAACTTTGTTCAGTTCTTGTCAGAAACAAATCACAGGTACGGTTCTTCTTCTCATCCCCTAGTAAACCAAGAGCTAGTACCTTTGGTGTCATTGGATGTCTCAGAAATGCTGCAACCAATACCGGAGCTACTTCTCAAACTTGGGAGTGGGGACGATTGAAGGGTATCAGTGCTGCTTGTGCATTCTCTAAGTATATTGGAAGCAATGAATATGTCCTCCATGGTACTTATGATGGTATGGTTATGAGACAAGAAGTAGGTAATACTTTCGCTGGTAATGCAGTTGAGGCTATCTATGCTACACCGTTCTTGGATTTTGGTGCTGCTGGTGTTCGAAAGACAATGAGGAAAATTAGGTTGTTTGTCCGCCCCGAAGGTGAAATGATTATCTCAGCCCGTCTTGTTTATGACTGGAATGATATAAGTAAACTCAATCCTACTACTTATGGTATCGAAACTGATACAAGTTCTTTGGCTCGATATGGTACAGCTGTATATGGAACAAGTGTTTATTCTGCCCCCGGAACTCCGGTTCTAATCTCTAATGTTGAGGGCTCTGGCTTCTCAGTACAAGTACGTTATTCAACTGTAGATACGAATGCTCCTTACACCATTCAAGGTGCACTTTATGACTTTTCCGTAGAGGGGAGAAAATAATGGGTAATGGTTATACTAGACAGAGTGCAGCAGATATTCAGGATGGGGTCATTGTCGAAGCCACTCCTCTTAATGCTGAATTTAACCAGCTACAGAGTGCTTTCAACTCTAGTACTGGACATACCCATGATGGTACTCTAGGAGAAGGTCCTAAGATCTCTCTCACAGGATCAATCACTGGTGTCCTCCCTGTTGTCAATGGAGGTATCGGAGGTATTAATAACCCCGGTGTAGCCGCTGATCCCGGAGCCTCTGATGATTCCACTACAGGTTATGTACCTGGATCTATCTGGGTAAATAGTACAACGAAAGTCATTTGGCTATGTACTGTTAATACTGCCGGTTCTGCTGTATGGGTTAACTATCAGCCAATCAAAGCAGGTCTAACATCTATTGGTAATTTGACTACCGGTGCTGATCTTATGATCTACACTACTGCAAATAACCTCTACACTACGACTGCTCTAACTCCTTATGCACGTACAATTATTGATGATGCAGATGCTACTTCAGTAAAGAATACTCTTGGTATTTCTACTTTCGTTCAAACGATCCTTGATGATACTGATGCTGCTACCGTCCGGAATACGATTGGTCTAGGCTCTATAGCTACACAGAACACTAATGCCTTGAATGTTACCGGTGGTACACTTACAGGCGTAAACGTTACTGGTACTCTAAGCTCTTCGTCTGTCACAATCAGTGGTGGTACTATTACAGGTATTACTGACTTGGCTGTTGCCGATGGTGGTACTGGTTCTTCCAGTGTTGCTGCAATGAAGACTAGCTTCGGTCTTGATCAGTTGGATAATACTACTGATATGAACAAGCCACTTTCTACTGCACAGAAGACTTATATTGATAATGCTTTTGCTGTTCAAGCTCCTGTAGGTATGGTTGCAATGTTCCCTGCAGCTACTGCTCCTTCTGGATGGGTAGAATGTAATGGTGCACTTCTTAACCGTACAAGTTACTCTGCTCTTTGGGTTGCTGCTCAGGCAATGGGTACTGTAACTGACGCTAACTGGACTTCGTCTCAGATTGGTTGCTTCTCAGTAGGTAACGGTTCAACAACTTTCCGTATTCCAGATCTCAGGGGTGAATTCATCCGTGGTTGGGATAATGGTAAGGGCCTTGATCCTAGTCGTGTACGTGGTTCTTACCAGAGTCCACAGAACCTTAGTCATGCTCATACAGCTTCTGCTGATGCTCAGGGCAACCATGCACACGGTGTTAGTGACCCAGGACATGCTCATACGCTTACTATGTGGGCTGGTGATGGTGGTCGATCTGATGGCTTTGGTGGTAACGGAACTGCTTCAGTTATTGGTAACTTTGCCACTGCAGCAGCAGGAACTGGTATCGGTATTCAGGCAGCAGGTCTTCATGGACATAATATCACAGTTAATGCCGATGGTGGTTCAGAAGCTCGCCCAGGTAACGTTAGCTTGATGTATTGCATCAAATATCAATAAGAGGTGATCATGCAAGTATATAATTACGATAAAGATACTGGTGCGTATGTCAGTACAGTCAACTGTCCTGTAGACCCTATGGAACCAGATAGGTTTCTTCAGCCTGCATTCTCTACAGAAGTGGCTCTTATTCCAGATGTGGGTGGTAACATCCGTATCTTTAAGGATGGTGCTTGGTTGTATCAGGCTGTAGGTACTACAGATGAACCTACCCTAAACCCTCAGCCACCTTCTAATGACCTCATTGATGAAGAACGAAATAGACGTATTCAGGCTGGTCATACTTTCCAAGTCGATAGTATGTATATCCCACTACAGGGTGCTCCTAATGATCAGATCAATCTGATTGCTCTCAAAGAGAGTGCTAAGGAATATGCTGCTGCTGGTATTACTGCTCCGATTATTCCCTTCCGTGATGCGATGAACACTATCCATCAGCTTACCCCTGATCAGATGGTTCGTCTTGTCAATGCAGGACTTGGTTGGGTATCTGGTATTTATCAGAAATCATGGGCAATGAAGGATAACTTCCCTCGCCCTATGGATTACACTAACGATATGTATTGGAGTTAATCATGAAGACATCTCAAAGTGGTGTATCGACTATTGTTGTAAGAGAAGGTTCAAGGACTAATGCTTATCAAGATACTAAAGGAATTTGGACTATTGGTGTTGGTCACACTGCTGCTGCTGGACTACCTCATCCGGTAGCTGGTATGGTAATTACACCTGCTCAGATCCTACAGATACTAGCGCAAGACTTGACTCCTGTGGAGAATGAAGTTAACTCCTTAGTGAAGGTTCCTCTCACACAGAACCAGTTCGATGCTCTAGTATCTTTCGTATTCAATGTGGGTGGGGGTGCTTTTTCGGGTTCCACCCTCTTGCGTAAGTTGAACGCTAAAGACTACAAAGGTGCTGCCGATCAGTTTCTAGTTTGGATAAAGCAGCCTGAACTACTTGGACGTAGGCAGAAAGAAAGGGCACAGTTTCTAGCATGATTAAGATGGCCAGCAGAACTTATTCGAAATGGTTGGTAGCTCTAAACACTGGGCTGTCTTGGGGCTTGATGTACTATGGTGTATATCAGCATGAGGCAGTCTATACTGTACCGGGTGGATTTACATTCATTCTTGGTATTGGAGCATACTATATGCACATAGGTCATAGTGACTTGAAAGCAACCGTTGAAGCAGTAAGTTCTGCTGGTAAATCAGATCTATCAGAACAGCCACAGCAATTCACAGAACCTTCAGGAGGTGCAGATGTTGGAACTCCTACTCAATAAGAACGTATGGATTGCTCTCGCCATTACTATAGGTCTTAGTATCTTCGGGTACAAGGCTTATAGTTTTGGTTACGACCATGCCTCATCTAAATACAATCAACTAATTGCAGAAATCAATCGAGCGTCAGCCAAAGAGGCAGATAGACAGATTGAAATACACGACAAAATTACAGAGTTACAACAGGCTCAGATCGTCAGTCTTCAACAGACTAAGGATGACTTGAACAAGAAACTTGAGGAGAATAAGGTTGCTGCACACAAAGACCCTAATGCTAATAACCCTGCTATCAATAGGGCTGGCATCTTGCGGCTCAATGCCATCCGTTAATGTCTCCACTCATGTAGTGAACACACAACTAGATAGTGAAATGATAGCTGCTTGTGCCCGCCCTGTCGATCTCAGTATGTACAAAATATTGACACAAGATGATGTGGAAGCCCTTTGGGAAATAGATCGGATGAACCTAGTTTATTGTGGTCAACAGAAACAAGCCCTAGTGGATAGAATTAATAAAGAGAATAATCTAAGGAAGGGTAGTCATTAATGGCATATTCACAAGATCAGTTTGACTGGCAGGGTTATCTTGCCGCCCATCCTAGTTCTAATCTACAGCAGGGTACCAATTCTACTAAAGATGCAGAAGGAGCTAGAGCATATCAGGATTATGTAGCCGGTGGTTCTACTTGGTTGAACTCTACTGACCAGTCTGCATTGAATGCACAGACAACCAATACTCCTGCTAGTGGTGTGGATAAAGTCACTCCTACGACTCCTACAGCAGTAGGACAACAGAATATTCAAGATTATAGTGGTTCACTTGCAGCTAATCCAGGACAGGCTTCTAACCCAGGTGATGGTACTTCTCTTGTAGATGCTACAAAGAACCAGACTGGTACTGCCGCTCAGATTAACCCCACTGACCCTAATCTTTCTGTTCAAGGTAGTGTAGGTTCTACTGCTAGTACTGCTGCTGCTCCTGTAAAGACTGATGCTCATACAGCTGATACAACTGCCACCACTGGTGCTGTACAATCTGGAGCAATGACTGGGGCACAGGGTTCTGTCTCTCAAAATTCTCAAGTTACAGCTGCTCAGGAAAATGTAGGTGCTATTGCTAATGGGACGGATGCCAACGGTGTCGGTAAGGCACTACAGACGTACGCTTCCCAGAATATGTCTAACATCATCGACACTTCGACTAGTTCTGGTAAACTTCTTGCTGCTCAGCTTGGAGATGGGAACTACGTTGACAGTAAAGCCACTACAGAGGGTCAGCTAGCGCTTCTTCAGCAACAGTTTGTAGATCCTACCACTGGACAACCAAAGATCCCTGCATGGGCTGCTAGCACGGCTAGAAACGTATCTCAGATTATGGCCTTCTCTGGTATGACTGGAACGGCTGCTACTGCTGCTATGTCCCAGGCTCTTATGGAAGCTTCGCTACCAATTGCTACCTCTGATGCTCAGTTCTTTCAGACACTAACTACTAAAAACCTAGATAACAAACAACAGTCGGTTATCAATACTGCTAATACTCTTGCTAAGTTCGAACAGAGCAATCTAGACAATCGTCAACAGGCTGCTGTTCAGAATGCTCAGAGCTTCATGGCAATGGATCTGAAGAACCTTGATAACAACCAGCAGGCTGCTGTCATTAATAACCAAGCATATATTCAGTCTATCATGTCTGATGCTAATGCTAAGAATGTTGCATCTCAGTTTAATGCTACTGCTCAAAATACTACTGATCAGTTTTATGCTACTCTTGGTGAACAGGTTGCTACTTTTAATGCTGCCCAGTTGCAGAGTACCTCACAGTACAACGCTACTATGGAAGATAGTCGACAAAAGTATAATGCCACCAATGCTTATAACATTGCAGTATCGAATGCTAACTGGAGACAGGCTACACAGCTTCAAGATGATCAGCAGGCATTTCAGGCTGCTACGACTGATGTGAAGACTGCTACTGATATGCAAACACAGGCTCTTAATGAGATTTGGGATCGCTCTAATAGTCTTCTGGATTATGCATTCCAGAGTTCACAGAATGACAAGAACCGTGCTGCTACTCTAGCCGCTGCTCAACTTGCTGCAAGTCAGTCCAAGTCTAATGCAAACATGACTGCTCTCGGTTCATTGGCTGGTACGTTCATAGGTTCTAAAGCAGGATCTGAAACTATTTCAGCTGCTATGACACATATTTTCGGTTAAGGAGTAATAACAAATGGCAATGGATATTGGAGACGCTTTCTGTAAAGCAGCCGAACACTTCTACGCTGGAAATGGATTTCCTGAAACTGCTAAAGTTAGAGGTAAACCTTCTGAGTACAACCATACAATGTTTGATAATACTGAAAAGATTGTACGTAAGAAACTAACTGCTTCTAAAAAGAAAACAACAGTAGGAGATGATAATGCCGGGTAATGTGAATTCAGGTCCTATTCCTGGCGCTGCTATGACTTCTGATACTAAGAGTCAGCCTTGGCGTCAACCTCCTACCTATACTGATATGGACAAGGCTCTAGACTATCTGACGAAGAAAATAACTAAGTTTAAAGCTGCTAATGAAATTATGAACATGATTGAAATGGGTATTCCTGTGGTACAAGCATCACAGGTTATCCTTATGCAAGGTGTTTCTCAAGGCTTTTGGTCTATTGATTTGGCTCTTATGATGTCTGGTCCATTGACACGAATGATTGAAATCTTGGCTATCAGTTATGATGTCCAGTATGAACTCGGTCTTAATGATGAACCTGATTTCCATACTGGTGTATTCCTTAAGGGTGACATAGCTCTTAAAGCACCACACGGATTTCAGATGGTCAAAGATCAGATTGAACAAGTTGCTAAGACAGCTTCTAGTACACCGCAAGATGGTACTGGTGCAGGTTCTGCTCAGGGTGGAGAAGTTGATCCTAATGCAGGTGCTGCTGGACAAAATGAACAACCTCTACAACAGGGTGGTTTTATGGCTATGACTGCTGGACCAACTGCCGGAGCCGATAAGGGAGCACCTAAACAATGACATTTCTAGAGGGTTTTGCCTCTGCTTACCAGCATGAATCAGATAAGACTTTTGCTGCTGCTCAGAAAGACAAAGAATTCAAGATGCAGCAGGATGCTGAGACTGCCCGTCAGGCACACTCAGATGCTATGCAACTACAATCTGAGAAGTTTCAAACAATCATGTCTAACAATAACTTTAATCGTGAAGTTAGACAGAAGAAAGCAGATCTTGAAGAGAATTATAATCGTATTGCTCAGGGTGTAATTCAGACTGTTGGTGCTAAAACTCCCGGACAGATTGCTCAGATTAACCATATGGCTCATTCAGGATTGGGTGCAGACTATATGGTTACTGCATTCCAGAGTGGTAGGATGGTACCTAACCCTGACGCTGCTCCAGAAGCTCCTATTACTATCCAAGCTAATGATGTACCTTCTCCTTCTCCCACAACTGCAGCCCCTATGCCAAATGCAGTTACAGCCCCACAAGCTTCTCCTGGATACAAAGATCCTATGGTATCTGCCCCTAATTATACCCCTAAAGAACAGGGTGATGATGCATCTACTCCGGTGGCTGCGGGTACAGATATGAAGGCTGCTACTCCTTCTAGTCTTGGTATTGGTACTGCTAATCCAGTTGCTGCTCCTGACCCTATTCAGGCTCATCAGGATAAATATGTAGCTCAAAATGGTGGTGCTGAACCAGCTTATATCTTCAAAAATCCGAAACAGGAAATCCAGAGTCTCCCGACACTTTACAATAACAAAAGGTTGGCGGATGCTTCAGGTAATGCCGCTGACATGCGTAATGCTGATGGAGAACTAGAAGCTGCTCAGAATGCAGCCACTTTCTCTGCTAGCCAGAACCCACAGAACCAAGGACAGGCTTATGCTCTGACTGATGGTAATGGTAACATGATCCCTCGTGGTGGTCTAGTTTCTGGTATCCTTCGGAATGACCCAGCTAATCCTGGTAAACAGCTTCTTGTTAATGCTGGTGACTCTAAGGGACAACCTATTGGTGGTGTACCAGTTCACTTGTCATCGGAACAGGTTAAAAATCTGGGTGATATGACTAGAGACTTTGGTGATCAATCTGCTAAGTATGCGGCAGGTATTCCTCATGCAGTTAATGCTGTACGTTCAGCTGCTATTATGTCTGATATCCTACATAATGATCCACAGGCAACTACCAATGCAGCTCAGTATTTGAATACTTTATCTAGTTTTGGACAGGATATCTCTGCTGCTTATAACACTATCACAAATGTTAGAAAGCAAGCTTTGAATAGAAGTCAGAATAAACAGGATCAAGGTACTATTGAGAGAGATGCTAATGACATAGCCAAGGCTACTGCGACGCTCTATAATGCGTCTCTTGGGGCTACTGGTGTTAAAAAGATTGCTCTTGATGCTGCTCTTTATGATGCATCTAAGACGCAGTTGGCAATCTCAATCTCTGCTGCAAATGGTCTAACTGCCTCTAAGTCTTCGGACAAGGACTTTGATAATAACATGAAACTCCTTGGTGGTATTAACTCTAATACTGATAACCGAGATGAAGTTATTAATCAAGCTATTGCAGGTATGTCTCAGAACTATAAGACACAGGCTTACTTGATTGAAAATAATCCACGTCGTCAAGAGTGGGAAGCTGAAACTGGTGTCAAGACTAATCTCCATGCACCTAACCTGGATGATGTATTCAACCACTCAGTTGATGATCATCGAACTAGGTTGTATTGGAATTCTGTTAATGCTCCACTAGATGCAGGTCATCAGCAGGCTGTAGAAGCTGCTAAGGCTCAAGGTGCTGTAACTGCAACTCCACCACCTCCTGGGAATGATCCAAACTCTCAGACTGGTGCTCAAGAAGTTCCAATCACTAAGAAATTAGACTCGAATGCTTATAAAATTACGGGTGATGAGAAAGCTGATAAAGCTGCTATCGCTAAGCTTAAACCTGGTGAACAGTTTATAGCTCCTGATGGTCACTATTACTTTAAAAATTGAAGGGATTAAATAATGGCAAATTGGTGGGAAGCAGAAGGTACTCCTGTACAGACTGCACCTGTATCTCCTGTAGCTGCTGCTCCACAGCCAACAGCCACTCCTAATGAATGGTGGAAGACAGAGGGGACTCCGGTTCAAGCTGCTCCCACCACTCCTGGGCCAGCAGGTAATCCTAATGGATTTAATCCAAATCCGGACGATAACCTACAAAATGATCTGAACTCTATGAGGGATGATCAGGTTAATGCTCCTGATGCTCCTACTCCAGCAGTAACACCCCATGATCCTAACAAACCATACACTGCCAACGAGATGTACACGGCTCCGGGTAAACCGGGTGATCCTAACAATCCTAAGTACCAAGAACTGACTGATTATGAGAATAATCTTTCACATCATCTTCCTGTACTTAGGACTTCAAAACAGGATGGTACTCTTGGTGCTGAGTATAGTTTTGGTGGGCAAATGCCACAGAACCTTGTTGATCTCACTAATCAGAGGTCAAAGGAAGCTCAGGATATCTACAATAGTACAGGTGATGAACATACCGTTCCGGACTATGTACCTATTGTAGGTGGACAGACATACCGTACACAGGATGTTCGAGTACCTAATCCTCGTTATAACCCTAATCATCCGGGTGGTCATCCAGACGCTAATGGAGAAGCCCCCACTGTTGATAGTAGGTATCTAGTCCCACCTCCTGAGAGTGATACAATCCATCGTCTAGGTTATAATATTCTACGTAATATTGCCACTGGTACTGTAGATTTTGCCACTCAAGGTAAGCTTCTTACTGAAGGTAAGGCTGGTCAGACATTCCCTAGTATGCCCACAGATGGCACTGGAGAGGATCTTGGTACGACTGTCATGACACTAGCCCTTGGCCCTAAAGCCCTCGGTAGTGCCTATACACAGGTCGCTAAGAATCTGCCTATGTTGGGTAGAACAGGTCAAGCTGTAGCCACTATGGCTAACTCTTTTACACCTACTGAAATCTCTCGTTTGTCAGAAGGTTATGATTATCTTAAAAAGACAGCAGCTACAGCTCCTACAGCTCTTCAGTCTACATCCCTTCTGGCTAAGAAGTTGATTGGTGGCCTAGCTCTGATTACTGCTCAGGCAGCTACGGCTCCAGACAATATGCAGGGTCTAATCTCTCCTGAAACTGTACAAAAGTACACTCCTGTAAAAATCTCTCATGAGACTGCTCAGGATCTGTCTTTTGCTTTGGACTCCCCAATTATTTCTATGGGTCTTGCCACTGTAGGTGGAGCTATTGCTGGTGCTGGTAAGGCTATCTCTGGTACTTTTGGTGCTCTTGGAGAAATGGTTCCAGTTGCTCAGAAGGCAATGAATGTTGTTACTATTAATGGCTATCAACGTGGTCTTAAGATTATGACTTCTATTGATCCTGATCTTTTGACACAGGGTCCTAAAGAAGCAGCTGTAAACATTAAGCTTATGTCTGATCTTCTTGCCAAGAATAACATCTCCTATCATACTCTTGGTACTACATCTGGAGAAAATGTTCTTGATACTGCTACTGCTTTTGGTAAGATTGCACAAGAATACTTCAGTAAGTCTTACGGGTACAAACAAGCATACATGAGACCAGATGAATTCCAAGGTTGGGTTACTCAAAAAGCTACTGCTGCTACTAATGAACTTATGCAGATTAGAACTTCACTCAAGGGTGAGGCTAATCAGGTAGCTGCTACTGGTGCCAATCAACTCGATCAACTTGGAGCTAAAGCTGCTGATGAATTCGGTGGTGGTAATCTTGAAGCTACTCGTGGTCAGGCTGCTCAGAATGCATTTGAAACTCAAGATGCTCGTGTACAGCAGCATAATAATGATCTTTCTGCTGGTGCTCAGGAACATGACTCCAATATAAACCGTATTCAGACTAACTTCGATACTGCTATGAAACAGAATGCAGAAGCTAAGGCTGGTATAGGTCGAGAGAGAGATACTGCACAACTTGAAGCAGATAGAAAAGATCGTGTCTTCCAACTAAATCATGCTGCTGCTACAGAAGAAGCTGCCAAACAAAAGGCTGCATTCGACGATCAGCATCAAGTCTTTAAGGATAACACTGAAGCACAACAGGCTGCTAATAATCAAGCTGTAACTCGTGCTGAAGAAGAAGCAGCTAATGCTAAAGAACGTGCATCTAGGGCTATCTCTAATGATCCTGAAATTCGTAAACAGGCTGATGAAATCCTTTCGGATAATCCTTGGCATTCTGCGACTGAAGGTGAACGTATTCAACGTATGGCCGACCCTATGTACAGTGCCTTTTCTACTATGAAGAAGGGTGTCAACGAAGCGTACAACAGACTTGGAGACTCTAGTGCTCAAGCAGCACAGGGTGATGGTAATAAAATTCTGCAAACCATTCATGATAGTGGTCTTCAAGACCCAATTCTGGATAAGATTGCAGAGAGTGTAAATAAGAATGACTCTTTTGGTAATATCTTTAATAACGTTAAGGGTATGATCAATGCCAAACTTAATACACTGAACTACCAAGCTAACCCTGAGTTGTATGGTGTTCTAAAACAACTTAAGACAAACGCTACTGAAGATCAGATTACTCATCTCCTATCTAATGGGGATGGTGATGTGGCTAACATGGCTAAGGATGCAAATAGTAAATTCCAGGACTTCTATTCACACTGGAAAGACTATAATCCTATGAAGGAAATCTCGAAGAGTGCATCTGAACGTCTAGCTAAAGAACATCTTCCTTTTGATCAGGGTGGACGTAACTTCAATGATACTTTTTCCAAGGTCGTCAAGAGTAATCTAAACAATGATGATCAAGGTACATTCATTAAATCAATGAGTGATGCAGCTAAGGCTGGTGGACAAAACATTGATCAAGATATGATTCATAGTCTATCTGCCAAGGCCCTTGATAACCTTCTTCAAACTCTGGATAGAGGTTCTGTAGAAAATGTTCAAACTCTACGTACTGCTCTTAACACCAGTATCAATGGTTTGAAGACTATGGCTCCTGATCATCCATTGCTTAAACAATGGGAACAGCTTCGTAATCAGGTTGAAACACTCGGTGCTCTATCTGATGAGTCTGCTTCTACAGCTACTAAGTTAAAGGCTAACACTGCTGTATCTAATACTCAACTGAGTAACGATATTACTAGCTCAAAGAGAAATATTGAAGCAAGTAAATCGACAGTGAATTCAAACCTTAAGGACACTACTGATCAGATTGAACAAGATCGTTTTAATAACAAAGAAGGTCTTAAGACTACTGTAGCTGATCTGAAAAATAAAAGTGGTCAGATTGATGCCAAGGCTGAAACTGATAAAGCTATTCATGAAGATCAGACTACATGGGCTAACAAAAAGTTTGATGAGATCAAGCAAAAGGCAGCCGAACTTAAGCAGATGACAGATCATAGTATGCTTGAAAAATTTGTTCACGACAGTAATGTTGGTAAAAGAGCAATCAAATCTGGAGAAACTCAGGACACTATCCACGGTATCTTCAGAGGTAAAGAAAGCACATCTAATCTAGAAGATCTGATTAGGGAAGCTGATGATATGAATAAGAAGAGTCCTGGAACTGGGGATACAATTAAGCAAGCACTTCAGGGTGAATATATTAATTACGTCTTCAATAAATCCAAGGGTGCTTCTAGTATGGGTGTTGTCTCTATGTCACCTAATGCTGAGATGTCTACAGTCAATCGTACCAATCGTAATAAAGCTATGAAGCTTTTGGAAGGGAAGGATGAGGAAAACCTCGATGTCTTGTTCCCTAATAACCCAGAGGTAAAACAACAGCTACACGATATTATCCATGAACGTGCTAATCTTACTATGACTACACCTCAGTCTGGTAATGTTGATGCACTACTCAGGGTAACTAAGGCTGAAGACCCTCGTCAGGCTATCGGCTCTACGATTACTCTTACATACGGTAACTTGAGTAGAGAAGCTACACGACTACGTAGACTTTCGGAACCAACTGCTGCCAAGGCATTGAAAGATGTTCAGGAACGTAAGGCTGGGGAACTTGAGGGTGCTATGGCATATCCTAATCAGATGGCTGAGATAGGCCGTAAAACTGCTAAGGGTATTGAGCATAAAGAGAAGCAGAAAGAAGCTATCAAAGATGCTGCTCGTGGTGTTTCTCGTTATAACTCAAATGCCACTTCTGATTGGTATAATCAACTTAACACCGGTACTGGTAACATCGCTAATGAGATGAAATCAGCACTTGGAATAGGTAATTCAAACGATCAGAATAATCAGGACGATAAATAAAAAAAAAAAGGCCCCATCGGGATTTCCTTTCGGATTTCTCAATGGGGCCTTTTTGCGTTTTAGAATTTCTTTATGCAAGCATCTAGATATTCATTTGAGATTATATATGGTCCCCTCAGTGTGGGAGGACGCTTACGAGTGTTGATCACTGCGTCTTTCATAATCTGTATTAGTTGTTCATGTCTCGTCATCCACGAGTCTTTCTCCATTCTTCTACTTGTTCATCTGTAAGAGGACCATTTTCGAAGATACCTTTTGGCTTATCATCAATCCAGATATCAGGGACCCATCGATCACCTCGATGTTCACAATACCATTTCTTTGCCACACCATCAGTATAGATGACTAGTGTATTGGTATCAATCTTATCTAGTTCTTCATGACGATGAGATACAATTCTGATATCAACATCTTTGTAGAACCTTGTCATATCAATGAAGTCATCCCAGAACTGTTTGTTTAGTGTGTAGGTTCCATCATAATCAAGTGCTATTTTCACCGTAGTACTCCTCAATGGCCAACTGGATGTAATGAATGGCCTTCTCTAAATCTTGTCTCTGTCCTTTAGCTTTATGTCTAGTAAGATACTTGATAGCATTTCCTTCATACCACCCAATACCATTCTTCACTACATACTCACCCGGTTGAATGGGCATATCCTTATAGTGTGATCCACCAATCTGAATGTCTTTTACGCTCATTCAAGCTCCATCGTAATCTGTGCATTCTCTGCCATGATACGGACAACCCAATGCATGTTAATAAATCGGATACTGTCTTCAATAATAACTAGGTAACCAGCATCAAGATCATCCTGAAAGCCAGCATAGAACTCTTCCCTATAGCGATCAGCTTCAAGGTTAGAGAGGAAAGAGCCCATATAGGCTATACGCACTTGTGCTGGAAGTTCATCCTCCCCACTGATCTGCGAAGGCGTCTGCAATTCCTTGGAAGGTTTTGTTTCTAGCGTTACGTCTGGCATCACCTTTGAGGTTGCCTGTTTCATAATACCACTTACTCCATTTCTTTCCTGATTTGAATGTTACATATTCGACCTCTACAATGTTAGTAGGAACAAGAAGAGGAAGTCCTTTTAACCAGAGACAAGTAGCTTTACCTGCATCATGACCAAACATCCAAGGTTGGATAATCTGATCTGGTTTTCTCCAGAGTGTTGATAGTCTTCCAATAGGATTTTCAATTGCTATCTTAGGACAAGGGTGATCTGCAAATAGTTTAACAAATGCTAGTGCTTCTTTTTGAAGATCTTCTCTATCACTGTACCACCTATTACCAGCAACAGTAAGATAGGTACAAGGAGGATGAGCGATAATGAGATCCCAAGATGTATCCAGACAATCACGAATGTCTCCTTGGTAGTGTGGGCCTTCTGTAAGGGATGGTAAGAGATCACAAGACATAGCCTCATGACCCCTAGCAATAAATGCATCCCGTACTGTACCTGAGAATTCACAGGCTACTAGTACTTTCATTTTTTCTTTTCCGATATAGTATATGATGCAAAAATAGATGCATTTGATAGTAGTCGTTTAAGTTCTTTCTCTGCTTCTTTTCGAGTAGTCCACTTAGAAATACAAGCACACCCTCCAAAATCAAAACCTTCCCAAACTTCATATATCATGTCAAATCTACTACCTCACATCCGTCAGCTGAACATGCGAGAGTTTGCATTCCAGATGTATTGTCTTCTGCCTCATACAACGACAATTGATTCCAGTCGATGGAATTGGGCATCTTCGCCAAAAGCTCTTCATATTTCTTTTGATTACACTCTTCATAAGGTGCCTGACGATAAGTATGGTCACTGTGAGGTAGAAAGCTAACTCCAGAAATATAATCAAAGTTATCATAGACCCATGCTCCAACAGCTGGCCATTCACTTTCCCTAACTGAGATTGTTACTGATGGTTTATGTTCACACCAGTTAAGTTGATAGATCTTCCAGATTTCTAGTTGTTCAATAGCTGTCATCTCATTCCTAGTGATTGCTCCGTCAGGAGACTTCATAGGGAAATAGAATACAGTCGTTGCATCTGGTTTGGTGACGTCGGGCTCATTTGGAATTCCTGAGTCTTTGAGGAATTGGGTGAGTGGGTCTTTGTTGTCACCCCTAACAGACCGTACATAATAAGGGCTATGCCGAGCATGTATCCCAGAACTACTATCCACAAGTTGTGATACTGTACCTGAAGGCTTAACACAAGTGATACTAGCACTAGGATTGATCCCAATATTGTGAGCAAAAGCATTGTTTACCTCGACTGAGTGTTCCTTGAGTTGAGTGAGAACATCAGCAAGACGAGTAGCTCCAGTTCCACCGGAAGTGATAACGTTATCCATAATGCCAGTGATACTAACACCCAGTAGTCTTTCATCTTCTGTATTCCTCTGCCAAATCTTACGAAGATAAGGGAAGTATGTTAGTGTTGATTGGAATGTACCAAGGATAGTTGCAACTTCGACTTTGTCCTTGAGTGTCTCAAAGGTGTCATCTGCTCGGGCAATAACTTCCGATAGATTACAGAATTGATAGGGCCTAAGGATAATTTCAGAACACGGGTTTGTTCCGAACTCATAGCCAGCATCACGACGTCCAACGGACTTAACTTGCTTAAGGGCTGCAACACGATTGAAGATACCTCTTTCACCAGACTTAGAGTTGTACAGAGAGAGCCACTCAGTCATGAATGCACCTACATCAGGTGTCTCTGTATAGGACACAGAGTTGTTTGCTAGTGCCCTCTGTGGTTCAGTCTCCCACCAATTACCAGATTTAGCTTTACGCATCCGGTCATCAGTGAGATTACTGAGGGAGATCATAGCTGATCGACGAACCCCTCCGACAACGACCACTTCGCCAATCTTACACATGATATCATGGCATTCGAGAGAATTGAGTCTTCTACCAGCAGCAGCTCTAAATTTCCCAATGACGAACCTGAAGAGGTCCTCCAGAGGGCCCGGACCAGATGCTCGTCCTCCAAATGTCTTAAGTCTAGCCCCGGCAGGTCGTACAAGTGAGACGTCCCATTTTGGAACTTCACCCGAATAGAGTAGTGCAATGACCTGTCTGAGTGCTTTTGCCCACCCTTCTTTACTGTCCTTAACAATAACGGTAGTATCAGACGCAAATAGTTTGTCCGGAATTTCGGGTAGTTTCGTAACATACTGTCTTTCGACTGAGAAGCCGACTCCTGTGCCACACAATAGGATGTACATAGCTTCATCGAATGACTTGATGTCATCTACAGGAAGATACGCACAGTTGTAACCAGAGGTATTGTCTCGTGCCAGTGCTGGACCACTAGTCATTACTGACCTCATGCTCGGCATTACTTTGAGTTGATATATATTGTCAAATAGTCTAGTATAGAGTTCATCATCGAGCTTATAGTTAAACTTGCTACTAAGATGCTCACGCATAAAATCGAGATACCTATGAACCGTCTCATCCCAATTTTCCCTTCGCTTCTCTGTCTCTAGCCACCGACTGTATCTAGACTTATAGATAAATTCTTCATAGTAACTATTAAATGGTGTCATTCATTCTCCTACAACGATAGTTTCAATATCTCTTTGTCGTGCAATCTTTACCATATGCCATGTACCAATACTTCCCTCTAGGGGGAATGCAATGACTAAGTGAGGTTTACCCTCATCTAACATTTGAAGATTTCTTAGAGTTCCGGCTTTCTTACCATACTTAGGCCAATTAGCAGGAAACTCTAAGTAACGTAAATAATTCATATGAGCATATTCTTCAGCTAAGTAATCTGCGCCATCAGCACCTCCTGCAATAATGATTGGGTTATCATATGGTGCAAGGAGTTTATCTAGTGTCTCATTAAACTGAAACATATCTTCATAGTCTCTTGAACCACTGATAAGTACTCTCACTCATCTTCCTCTTCATTATCAATCGGGCTATAGTCGAATTCATCATCTGGGATGTCTTCTTCATTCATGATCTCAGCGAACTCCTTGAGACGTTCAAACAGATCTTCCATCTCTTCGTCCAACGTTTCTTTATCCATTGGCATTATCAAATTCTCCCCTTAGGAGTTCGTATTGTCTACGACGGTATTCCTTCTGAGTTGCTTGAGCTTTTGCCCACCCTTCAGCCTCTTGTTCAGTCTGTGGACGAGACCACATAACGTAAAGAGAAGTGTAATCTTCATTACTCTCTGAACTGATATTTGCTTCGTCAAAAGGTACTTCACAAACTTGCATCAGTTCATTAATAAGTTGAGCTACAGTTTGTTGTTCTATGATAATTTCTTTAGATACAGTACGCCATTCAGGAAACATTTTAAGCAAGGTTGTGCCTCTTTGTTAGCTTTTTCTGGTTCGCCAGAGCGATACCGTTAAGTTTAAGTCCATAGGATGTGGCAACCTTATTTAAGTACCAGAGGACATCCCCTAGCTCCTTCTCAAGGTCTTCCAAATTCATAGGCTTGTGTCGATCACCTGTACGTCGATCCTTCTTGATCAATTCAAGTACTTCACCCACTTCTCCAGGGAGTCCTAGAGCAGGGTCATCGAATAGTGGGCACTCTTCAGTCCAATTCTGATATTCTTCAAATGTCATGTTAAATCCTTTATTGCCTGATTAAATTCTGATGAGCCTCTCACGTAGCTTCTCGTTCTTGGCGCCTGCGGTGCTACCTCTGAGATAAGATTGGAGTGCATCGTGTCCCCCAATGAGGGTATCATCGAGGTAGACCTGCGGGACTGTCTTATGGCCCGCTTCAATGAATTCCTTTTTGTACTCGGCATTAGTGTGAATATCCTTTTCGAAGAAATCATAACCGTATATGTTCAATAGTTCCTTAGCCTTAATGCACCAAGGGCATTCAAACTGACTCGTCGTGTAGATCACCATCCACTTCATCCTTATAGTCTCCTAGCAACATGCCTGACAATGCACCTAGTAGTACACCCAAAGCATAACTGTTGTACTCTTCTTCCTTGCAAGATGCTCCGTACATACGTTCATCATTACCTGCAAGTACTGTCACCTTACCGTCTGCAATCTCTTGTTTAACTGTTGTTGTCATCTACTAACGCACTCCATGATACGGGGAACAAAGGACGAATGATTTCATCCCACTTAACTGCGACATCTCTAATTTCTTTCTGAGCATGTGGATCAATCCTTAGTTTATAAGCCCTAGCCCATGCGCTAAGAGACCCAGTAACGTAATACTCAGTGTACATAGACTGAGGTAACACCATTCTCGCTTGCTCAGGGGCAATTCCATCCTCAATCATTTTGTTGTAAAGTGTTTCTGCATACTCTAGGAAGAACTTATAATCTTCATTAACCTGAATCAAAATATTACATTGAGCATCCTCATCATAACCATAATCGAGACACTTAATTTCTACATCAGAGGAACCTTGCTTAGCCCCTACAGGTGCACCTCGCCAAGCTGATGGAATATAGAACTCTGGTTTGTCGTCCACATATCTACGGCTAACTTCATTGTAAGAAAAACCCACTGTATGCTTAAAGCGCTGACGAGCCACGAAGATAGGTACTTTTTCTCTGACCACAATCTGAGGGTGAGTGAAAGGAGTGAAATGACCGTGGCGAGCAAGATAATGAATGAGCTTATCATTCTGTTCCTTTGTATAGTTTGCTGCTTCTTTAGAAAAACTGACACGAGCTGCATCTACAACCAATGCATCAGTCCCCATCTTATCAATGAGGGATACTTCCATGTGATAATCCATTCGAAAAATGTATTGCTAATACGACTAAGACAAAAAGAAAGGCCCCAACGAGGAGGCCCTTCCATAGGTATTCATTTTCACCCTTAAACATTAGTCGTGCTTCTTGCTATCTTCCTTTACAGCTGCAACCTTTTCATCATCTGTAAGTTTGTCAGCCTTCAGGGCACGATTTACAACATCATTCATTGATTTCTGTGTATTGTAAAAACCGAGATTTGCGAAACGGCCTGATACCATGTCTGCAATCCCAACCAGGAGATAATCGTCTCCGTCTTTGAGAAACATACCACCGCCAGAGTTACCTCCTGTGATTGCGGGGGAAGCTGTATACTTAGGTACGCCATTGGATACTGCAGTGTCAGGACGACCACCCTGATCAGTTACTTCCATACTAATGAAACCACCGAAACGACCATCAGTAATAGTACGATTTGGAAGACCAGCAGAATAGCCAACAGTCCAAACGTTTTCTGCCAGTGCAGGATCTCGCTTAGCTAGGATAGCCTTAGGGAAAGTCAGACCTTCTTTACGAAGCTTGAGAACTGCCAGATCGTTCTTTACATCCCGAAGAAGTACATCATAAACATACTGCTGTGTGTCAATAATCTGATCATTATCCTTTTCATCGATAGTCAGACGACCTGACTTATCCTTCGCGTTAAATTCATCTTCCGGCTTCGCGTCTTCAACCGTACAATGATTAGCTGTCAAAATATAAGTCTTGTCCTTAAATTCAGGATACTCCTTACTAACATCAATACCTACACCAGAACAATTACGTTCGAGTTGATATACAGGAGATACTGCTTGTTTAGTAAAGTTGTCTTCTGCATGTGCTGGTTTGATAAGATAACTCATTCCTATCATAGCTACTCCAAATAGAATAACCCCAATACCTAGTCTGTTATAAAACCGTTCGCTGTTCATATATCTGTTCCTTGTTCTAGCCATGTTGTTGGGTCCATATATCACCATCTACAATGACGTAGCCATTACCATTGTCATAATTGACATCGAGTACACTGATAGTCTGAAACTGATGTATGATACCAGCCTCTACTGCACGTTCCTCCATCCAGTTGATAAATTCCTCCACAGGATATTTCACCGTAAAGCCCGCACTTGTTAGCATTCTTTGATACTTTCAATTACTTCATCGTCGAGTTGTCCTTGGTTGTAGAGTATCCACATTACCTCGAAAGGAGACAAATCAAACTGCTCCAGCAACTCTTCGAGAGACTGCTCTTCCAAAGACAAAGCGATAAAGTCCTCAAACTCAATCTTCTTCATCTAATACCTCATTAATCTTAAGCTTCTTACGCTTATATTCTTCTTTTCTTGCATCATGTACCTTCATGGCATAAGCCCCTTTGAACTCGCCAGGATCAAAGAGGGTCTTAGCCATTGGGTTACGACGTTTGGATTTCTTAGACCCAAAATCGTTGTCACTCATTTTTCTACCTTAGTCTTTCCTGTTCCCATACATTGTTGACAAATAACATCACCAACAGGTTTAGGGATTGCTCTCCAACTGTAGAGAATCAGTCGTCCTTTGCCACTACAAGCCTCACAGATACGTGTCATTAACTTCCATACTCTTTCTTAAGTGCATCAAGGGAAACCCACTGTGGGTCATACGTGCCATTGTCTACGTTACGCTTGATGACGACTCCCCTCCACCAGAGCTTGTTGATTTCACCTGCCCATGAAGCATCGTAATCTGATGCAACACCTGCAACGAGTCCTTGAATGCGTCTACCACCAACCGTCGTTCGGATAGCATAGTCTGTTGTATGGATGTGACCGCATGTACAGCTTTCAAACTCTTTAGTAAGTAGCGAGTAAGCTGGATGTTCGCCAGAGATGCTACGACCCATAACACCTGAGATAAAATAATGAGCGTAGTTGATACCGTCAATTTGTGTTACTCCCGGTGTGCCTCCAGTATATTCGACAACTTCATCGTAGTTTCGGTCCAAGTCAAACTGTTTAAATCCGATAGTGCCTTCAAGCTCTGGCTGTAGTTCAATTGCCCTCTTGAGACGGAATTCATGATTCCCTTCCGTAAACACCGCATAAGGACGCTTCTTCTTTGCTCGTCTGATAGGTGCCCATAGTCGATCATCGAATTCAAGTCCAGCATCGATATCCTTCTTGTAGGTACGACCCCAAAAGGACTTCCTACCCTTATCATATCCTGCCATGCTACTCATATCCCACATGTCACCGAGATTGATAACAACATCTGGCTTGAGGTCTACAATTAGCTGACCAATATGATCTGCTCTGTCATTGTTATGTCCCGGTGCTGCATGAGGATCGGGGATGATTAGATGAATTTTACCTGTCAAATAAACCAACTTTCTGGGATGTTTTCTTTCCCGATACAGAACTCAAATCCATACTTAGTAGCCCAATCAGACTGTTTCATAAAGGTACCATTCTTTCGTTTGGAACCAATCTTCCCATCTGTGTGGAATACAATATAGAACTTGTGTTCTGGATATTTAGTTTTAACTGCAATCATTTTCTGTCTTACAGGTACGTCAAATGCACGACCATTACCTTTGTATTCAATGAAGCAATGAGTACCATCCGACTTAGTATATGATACTGTGTAGTCTGGACGATACGTATGTGTCGTGGTGTACTCCAAGGTGTCTGTCTCATATGTCACCATAAGATCACTAGGCAACATGCTTTCGATCTTCTTATAGCAATCATACTCTGATGGGTTCTTGACAGTACGTTTCCCAATCTTGGGGAGTTCAGCTTTCTTTTTTCTTACTATTAAATATCTCCTTTATATCTTCATCTGATTGAAGATCAAGTAGGGCTTCTGTGATACTTACGTTAGATAAATCTCTTTTTGAGAGAATTCTACAGATGAATATCAAAGAATCTATAAGACCTACAGTAATTCCTACTTCACTTCTACAATCGGTGTCCATAAGATGGGTTCCTTCGTTTCTTGGTTATAGTCTGATGCTCTGAGTATCCTGGCACATCTTGCTTGGACTAATGCATCCTCTTCTTCGAGATCCGCTTTGATATAAGCTTTGACAACATTTTTCCAAGTAACTCCTTTATCGAGGATTTTCTTTGCTGCTACTGGTCCTACTCCATATAGTCCGGAGTATCCATCGATAGTGTCACCTACGAGGGTCTGGTAGAAATGCCAGTAGTTAGCTTCATCTTCTGTGATATCTAGCACAATATCTGTGTTCGGATTGTAGTACTTTCCGGGGATAGTCTTCATATCCTTGTCAATACTAACAATGATCCGTTCGTCTTCGTGTGGTTCAGTGGAGAGGATACCCATAATATCATCCCCTTCAAGACTGGGGTAGATCAACGCATTGTGTTCCTTAATGAGAAACTCGCGAGTGGGCTTTAGAACGAGGGGTTTTTTAATATTACCTCGTCTACTTTTATAGGTGCTTAAAACTTCTTTTCTAAAATTACTTTCATAATCAGTTAAACAAAGAATAAACTTATCAGCTTCTAGCCTCTTGAGGTAGGCAGAAATCTGCCAGTCAATACTCTCGATGACTTTGTTGAAATCACAAAACCATGTCCAATATCCCGGTTCGACCTCTGTTGCTACCTCATGAAACTGAGACACTTGGTATGCAAGCACATCAGCGTCGAGTAAAAGTGTTCTCAAATAGTAACCCGATCTACAGTGGAGAAGAGACCCTTATGCTTGAGGGCTTCGTGAAAACCCCAGGCAAACGATTCAGGCTCTGCTACATCTGTTTGAACATCGAACTCCTCCCAGAACTCTCCATCGAGAAGTCCTGAGACATATACTACATTATTCTCTATATCATACTCAATGAAATACTCTGAGTACTTATTCTCACCACGGCAAATCGTCATTAAGTTCTTCCTTAAGGCTCTTTGTTTCGGTTTTAATTTCTTCTTTTACAGGAGTATCATCCTTATCTTGAATACGGCCATCACCATCCTGAACAACTTCAACATGTTCAAGAATGTTCAGACCTTCGAGACGATGACCTGCCCCTTTGGCTGTATTGTAGTAAGAGAAATTGACAAGGACTAGAGAACCATTACCGATTAGTTCAGGTTCACCTTCACGAACGATCTTAACCTTGTCACCCTTGTTGTACTGACGGACCTTATTACCTTCAGCATCAACATAACGAACACTGACCTTACCAGTGATTTCTGGAGGACTAAAGACAACCAGATTATCACCAATCAACTTCTGAGTAGGACGACGGAAGACGATGTACTTACCGTCAATATCCTCCTTCTTCACAAGCTGGAGTTGAGCAGTTTCGTACTTACCCCACTCCTTTTCATCTGCTGGATAGAAGTTAACCTTCCAGTTAGAAGCCCCTGCATATACATCGGGGTCGTAGACCTTAGCCCACTTTACATTTCCTTTTAGTGTCAAATATTTTGTAGCTATAGCTTTGTTCCTTTTAATTAAAAGTTATTGTCTAGTTCTGGTAGTACTTCTACAACCGCAGCATCAACAGCATCGACCCAATTGAGTGGTTGTGTCTGAGCGAGACCAAGATTGAATGGTTGTGGAGGAAGTTCATTAGGGAATGGGGCAGGAGCAGCTTGTGCAACTTCTGCAAACGGATTGTTAGCCCACATACCACTGTATTTCTTCTTTAGTGACTTAATCTTCACATAGTCATCTTCTTTTTGTTCAGCTGTAAGTCTTAGGCATGGAGCACGAAATGACCATTCACCTTTATTAGCAGCTTTCGACTTCTCATTGAATTTATTGAAGCGTTCAATTGCATTGGGTAGGTTTTGAACACTCTTCAAATTAATCAAAGAGAAATATCCATGATCAGAGTCATACTTGAAGTTCTCATTGTCTTCTGAAACATATGAACCAGTGTCGTATACCATGTTCAATCCATAGTCGAACTGGTTAACTGCCTGAGAAGGAAAGTCTTCATCATCAGGTTCAAACACCCCAATGATATCAAATTTCAAATCCTCATGCACAAACTCAGTCACTCCACGGACATGATTCTGTGTCATCTCTTCGTATTCTTTACCCTTACTCCTAATAGTATCTATCTTGATACCGAACTCATTTGCAATTTCTGTAATGAGCTTTGGTACCTCCACCTTAGAAGTTACAGGTACAAGTATGTCGTAGTCCTTTGGGACAAGACCAAGTATCTCATCCCTCACTGCTCCACCCGCTAGGATGGAGTTCTTATGCTTTTCTTTTGTTTGAATATAATGCAAAATTGATCTTACGATAATGTTCATTTTAATGAATTTCCGAATAACGTGAACCGAATTGTACTGAAATACCTAGTTCTCGGTTCAACCTGAGTTGATTATTAGTTTCTGCAATAGTCTTATTCAAATATTCTGTGATCTGTTCGGAATATCCTTTCTTGACACACAAAACAATTTCATCATGGAACTGAGCAGTAAGTTGTTCTCTCTCTGAAAGTACCTTACGTACCCACAGATCGAAGACATAAGCTGCTGTACCTTGAACCAAAGTACTAAAGATGTCTTTCTCAAATCGAAGTGAATACCACAGCTCTGACACGGGGTTCCACAACCACATCTGACCATTGACTGTCTTAGTAGTTTGTTCATCAACAACAACCTTAATTGCCCAATTCAAATCCCAATAGGCCTTATGAAGAAGTGCAGCTTGCTCACGACCAATACCGCAAGTAATCATCAGACGGGCAATTCCAGCACCATACTGACAGGCATAATTACCATTCTTCGCAATATCCCTAACGGGTTTCTTCTTTGTATCACCTGCCTTATAAGCAGCAATATCTTCTTCGGTGAGCATTCCAGCCATCCCAGCAATAATCAAATGTGGATCGAAGTCTGGTTTGTTCATCGCATGTACGTATTCAGGATCATGTGGAAAGATAAAATGTTGTTTAATTCTATCTTCCAGCGAAGCCATATCTGACCCGCATAGCTCATATCCATCTGGTGCCACCAGTGAGGCTCTAATTGCTTCTGCATATCGATTGGTAACTTTTGGAAGGTTAACAATAGTGGTATGTTTGAAACGTAGAGTGTTGGTCAACCCGTTAACTTGGGCAAGTATCCAACCGTCTTCTTGATCTCTCAGGAAACCCTTAAGAATACCAATCCTGTGTTGCAAGACAGACAGTCCATCCAACAACTCTAGGTTTGGCTCTTTATCATAAAGCTTCTTGATCGACGTACAAATCCCCTTACCATGCTCCAGGTTAATCTGAGGAACTTCCTTAGTATCACCTGTCAGGGGGTTCTTTGTAGTCTTAAACGTCGTAGGGACCCAGCCAAGGGAGTATAACCAATCTTTTACTTGTATGTTGCTCGAAGGATTTCCATCTTCGTATCCAGTGACAAGCCTAATCTCGCCTTCATAGTCGGCTGGTAAGTTATTTTCTGTACATAGTGCTACCCAAGCCATACCTAATTTAGTGTAATCCCCCGCATTATTGAGGAATCTCTTAGGTTTAGTCTTGACTTGTTCCGATGGTATCTTTGGCATAGCCGCTACCAAGGCTAGTTTCTTGACTGATTGGATTTCTGTCAATTCTTCCAGTGCAGAAGTCGCATATTCAATATCAAGTTTCCATCTACTTACTTCTTGTAGATGTGCACAATGCATTTTAAACTGCAAGTAGTCTAATAGTTTCCATACACCTTTGTCTGATCCGTAAATGTCAAGCAAATATCTGTACATCTTCTTCCAAAGTGCCACATTTATCTTAACATCTTCTTTGCATCGGTGTTCATACTCTTCTTGTGTTTGATCTTCCCAATTAAGAATGAATGGTTTCTTGATACCAAGGTCATCACCGTGGCTCTCAAGTCCATGTTTGTTACGTTCAGGGTACAGATACCAAGACAGGGATAGCGTATCAACCAACTTGGCTTTAATTTTAATACCAAGAATACGTTCTAATTGAGGAATGTCCCAACGGATGATGTTGTGACCAATTAGTACATCAGCTTCAAGAAGTATTTTCCTCATTCTGTTGTAATCTGGTGTGACGTGGACAGTAGAGGATGTTGGGTTACTCGCAGCTAGGCAGTGAAATCTTGTAGGTGTCAGACTGTCGCCTTCACAGTCGAATACCCATATCTTACTCATGTATCCTTATTATAATAGTTTTTGATCTTGACGAAACTAAAAGCCTTGAACAAGAGCCAGATACCGAGGAAGTGCCATCCGTCCTGAAATGTAAAATTCAAAAAATCCATCATCATAGTACTCGTACTACCTCATCATATCTATATTCTGTGATCAAACCATCGAAGAGGTTCTTTTCCCTCTGTTTACTAGGAGCAAAAAACTCCTTAGTTTCTACATGTTTTGATCTTGCTGTTGCAAAAAATTTACTAATCTTATCCATTCAATATTCCCTAGAGTATTATTATACCATATTAATGATGCTGTGTCCATAGAATAAGTAAAGCAAATCCTATTCCTACACACAAAATAAATTTATCAATCTTCATTTGGTACTTCAAGTCCCTTTTCATATGGGTCTATCAGCATGAGAGTGTCTGTATCATAGAAAGCATAACCTGCTGGACCTTCTGTGGCCCCTGCTGTACGTGCCTTTTCGATCATCATATGCAACTTGACCCGTTCACTTTCGTCATCGGTTGTCTTATTACGTGTCAGATCGATGACAGTATTTGCTACCTTACTAATGTTTCTTGATCCTCGGGTCTTACCGTCATCATTGACGTGTGACACCATTACCAAACCAAACTTAAGTTCTTTAGCTAGGAACTTCAGTCTTTGTGATATCCGATCAAGTTTCTTACGTTCATCTCCGTCCTTATCGTCACCACCGCCGGTAGCTAGCCATGAGATATGGTCAAAGAAGATAATCTTACATTCATTGGCAACAACCATAAATCGAATGTCGTCAATGAACTTATCATCATCCTCAACATCAAATGATGAATGCAAAACAAATCGATCTTCCTTTTCTCCAAGGATTAGTTCGAGTGTCTTTGCGATCTCATCATCATCTGCATTAAATTCAGGATGCAGGATAGGCTGCTTAGTGTAGTAACCTACCATAGATCTCAGTGTCGTACTATTGGACTCTTCCAAATGGATGATACCAATGTTATGACTGGTTGTTTTGAACGTTTGGTTCTCAACAGCCCTGAGGAACTCTGTCTTACCAAGTCCTTCCATCCCCTTAACAACGATCACTTCGGCTTCATGGATACCGAACAGCTTCTTTTGTAGGATTTCGAAGGGGTACTTAACCAGTAGTTGTTCCTTGTCCTCGTGGAGGGCTCTACGGAACTCTGACATAGTACTTAGGATATTATCGGGGGTATACCTTTTAGTAGCTCTCCACGCTGCATAATAATCAGCACCGAGGTCCTTCTCAAGATACGAATTAGCATCTTTGCCCTTGTCCAGGCAGAGGTTGAAGACCTTCTTGAAGTCAAATAGTGAGGCTACTTTTTTGGCTGCCGCTTGTCCCGGCTCGTCGTTATCAAAATTAATAATGATCTTATCGAATGAGTTTATATAATCGTATTCGGCTGCACAGTCTGATTTAGCAGAAACAGAACTTCGGACTGAGACGACAGCTCCCTGCTCACCAATCATTTGAGATGCTGCTAGGGCATCATACTCTCCTTCGGTGATTGTAATTGACTGCTTCGAACCTTTGTCATAAACATTGGACCCGAAGAGCATACCTTTCTTGAAGTCTCCTTTCGTCTTGAAAGTCTTTGTTGCCATCCCTCTGATCTTAATTGCACCAGTTGGATAGAAGAAAGCAGTTTCAATAGGAGTCCCTTCGAAGAACTTAGTCTTGACTGCATACTTTTCGAGGATTCTTTTACTGAGTCCCCTGTGTTCATACGTTTCTAACGTGTACTTGTTATTATCCATATCCTCTTCTTTGTTATTTCGGAAAGGTTTACCACCACACTGACCGAAACAATATCCATTACCTGATGTGTCCAATGCATAAGCATCACTTGAGTTACCACATGGACATGCTAATCCAGTCTGTGCCCAGTTCCCTATATTATTCTCCTTCTTCTATTTCATCGAAGACTTCATAATCCCAAAGTTGATCTGAAACGCTCTCATCACATTCAACACAAATAAAGTGTAGGGGATCTTTAGGATCATTAACGAATGGCATGTTAGGTTTGTAATCACCAATGTTTGTGGCTATACTTTCCATTGACACACAGTCACAGATGCTACATCGAAAGTAGCCACCTCTGTTAACTGACTTCACAAGCTCATCTAATTTCTTCAGTTCATCACTCATCAAATTACTTTCAATCAAATCTCTAGAGTATTATTATACCATTTGTAAAAATGTCTGTCAAGTCAAATATCGTCTTCTTGATCCCCTTGTTGAGTAGGATCATAAGGTATTTCAAAAATAATATGATCTACTATGTATATTGGATGGGTATAACGTGGATTATCATTATCTTCTTCATCCCATATAACCCAAATGACATCATCTGTCTCTTCTCTAACCTCTTCAATAACTAAATTACCCCAAACAGATTCAGCAAAATTTTCTGTGGTTACGGTACCCCATTGCACATATGCATGATCCTCTTCCTCCCAATGATTGGTTGATATCCTATCACCCTCACTAAATGTCATCTTCACGATCCCCCATTTGAGTTGGATCATATTGGAGTTCAACATACTTCAAGTTCCAAGGGCTAGCCCCGAGAGCTCTTTGACGTTTATTAAACCTGACAATACAAACTTCACCTGGTACATCAATTTGTTCAATAATACCTTGCCAACCGATCCAACTTCTAGCACACGCACCACGATGACCATTTATATACTCTACATGATCACCAACTTTGAAGGTAATTTCAGATATCATCATCTCGATCCCCCATTTGCTTAGGGTCATATGGTCTTTCACCAGGTTGTAGATGCCTAGTGTATACAGGATACCATCCTTCTATGGAATATCCTTTTGCTATTTCTACCATTTTCCCAGAAGTAAATATGATATTAGAGACTTCATTGTCATTCCATTGATGATGATAAGAATGAAATATACCTTGTGAGTCTTGGAAATCACTATTAGGGTGACCTGAATATACTAAAAGATCACCCTTCTTAAATGTCATCATCTCTGTCTCCCATCTGTGTTGGATCGTATTTCTTCTCTGACCATACAAGTTTAAGACTACTGGAATATATCGCATAGCCTGCGACTTTCTTGTCTTTTATTCCATCAGTTATACGACCAGCTGTAAAATCAACTATAGATACACCTCTGAGTGAATAACTTTCATGATACTTTTTGAAAATACCAGTTGATTCATGATAAGGATGACCTATTTGATCATACATTACTTCATCACCTGGATTAAATATCGTCATCACGGTCTCCCATTTGGGTAGGATCATACTTCATTTCAGCAAGTTTCAGGGTTCTGGAATTACTAGAAACTCTACTATTGTTTTTTCCAAGGGTACGGACGTAATTACTACCAAGTGATTTCTGTGCAAATTCATAAATCAAATATGTAGAGGTTGGAAAATGAATATCCTTAGATCCAACCCACCATTTAACATCACTCTTGGACTTATCTTCATCCCATTTAATGATGTATTCGGAGTTATTCGGACAGCAAGAAATGATTGTACCAAACCACTCCCCATTCATACCCATAGATTTATTGCTGTATTTAACAAAATCCCCCAGTTTAAACTTAGCCATTATAGCACCTTTTAACTATTTGTGTAACAAATTTCACGCTGATCTTCAGCTAGTAAAATAATATGTTCTGTCATGTTGATAAATGGTAGCACATGAGATTAAATGACCCTGTGCAAACATAGCATACTCTGAGAAAAATTCAAAGTCTACTAGATACATGAAAGCTTTGATTGCTCTCGTGTTGTCTTGCTTTTTGTCAGTGAGTTTTATCCATTCGAGTTCACGATTGTTACCCTCTGAATTACCCATGTACTTATCAATAGCACATAGAGTACGAAGATCCACCCCATACACATCACCTTCGATACGACCACAATACTGCATATTGAATACATCACTGTAGTTATCACGAAGGATTGTATCTGTCGTTGGAAACTTGAATGCCATTGGTTCTGGTGACTCAGAGTTTACATCGTAGTGATCATAGTTAGTACGTTTGAGTAGATACTCATCCTTACTATAAGTAATCCCCTCACCATAGTACTTACAATGAGCAAGATACGTTAGATTCAGTGGTCTATTACGACGAAGATTACCTGTAACCATAACAAGAAATTCATTATGGATAAGATTATAATCCTTGAGGTTGTTCCAGTCTGGTGTGTTCTCTGAGGCCTTTTCGATCCGAGCCCAAGGATCGTAATCAAGCGGCTTCCGCTGTCTGACTGACATCAGTAGTTCCCTTCTTCAGTTCAATAATCTTCTGTTCACCACGCTTCTTTGCTGCTTGAAGGAGACGGACGAGTTTAGTCTGCTTCCTTACCTGATCAGCCATATGACCCATCAGTGCTGCAATAGAATATGGACCTTCATTATCAATCAGATCGACCCACTCATCATACGTGATAAGCGATAGCTTAGCGAGAAGCTCCGGATCATCAAGATCCCAACGATCAATGATGTCAGTAACGGCTTTAACGATGACTGACGAACGAGCATTACTGAAGTCCCAAACCTGAACGTCTTGACTGGTTCCTGCAATAGTCCTGGAATGATCTGAGGGCCGAAAAGGGCCTGCAATTGCTAGTTGCGCCTCCCTTTCTTTGCGTGCCTCCTCCCTTGCTGCTTCCTCGCTTGCCTTTCTAACATCTTCAAGTCTTTGAAAGTATGGTCCACGCGAAAGTTTATCAAAGTAATCGTTGTTGGAGATCCAAACTTCACCGCTTGTTTCACCACCATCTTTGTGCTTGTACTCGGACCAACCATAACCAATCTTGAGGAATGGCATATCATTCGAGATGAATAGACCCTTTGACTGAGATACCCACTGTTTTTCAACAATAAGCTTCCAGAAGTCGGGGTCAATATAATCACCCTTCCACTTGCTCAACCCCGGAGTGAGGATTTTTTCACAGAAATCGAGGGTGTCAGATTTGCCAGTGTTGTGTTCTCCAAACATACCCAAAGTGCCGTTGTGCATGAACCACACTTGACGCTTGTTACTATGATAGACCGAGAACGGTTGCGTATTGCTCTCGTCTGTTGCTCCCTTGGTCGACCAACGGACATGAAGAATGCGTTCAATATCTTTGTTGTCTTCGAGAAGATCATAGATTTCTTCTGGATCATTTCCCTCTGCCCTAAACTTCTTGATCAATTGTGCATGTCCATTGCCATCCTTAAGGATTAGGCCATACCCATGTGGATTGTTATGCACTGCATTCGTCAAGTGCTCCTTGGTGATCATTGCACCAGAAGCCAGATGGATTATAACGCACATCGTGAAAGTTCTTCCTATTTAAATATCATCATCCCGGTCACCCATTTGTTTGGGATCATAGGGTATTTCTTTTGCATCTCGTTCCCATTTCCAAGCAGTAAAACCACTGTAACCGATTGAAGTGGGATAATCACCACCCCAACCGTGAATGAATGAGATCATCTTAGTCTTTTTGTTATTCTCTTTTATGAGGTGGGGACGAGGTTGGTGTTTTGCCTCATCAACTATCCATATCTCATCCCCAACTTCAAAGTCTTGGGCTTCAACTCTTTCTCTTTGCATTAGAATCCTGCCATTGCTGTCCGATAGTTGGTTACAGTTGCACCAGTGAGACCAGGAGCTGTGTTCACTTCAAGGGCATATGCACGATTGGATGCCTGATTGAAGATCACATCAGAAGCACCGAAATCCAACCCAAGAGCTTGAACAGAACGGATACCAGCATCAAGTACACACGGTGGGACCACATGACCATCATTGCGGGTATAGATGAACCCATTGGCCAGATTACGAATCTTCCAGTTGACACCTTCAGTTCCCTGATGCTCCGGACGAAGGCCCTTACGTTGTGTATCAATTACTGCTCCACGACAAACATGAATACGATACTCATGCTTTTTGCTGATATACTTCACATACAAAGGAGCGGTCTGTTCCCAAGTATCCGGATGTTCTGGATCCATGATGACAATACCACGTCCTGAATGGGCTCTCAGCTGTGTCCGGGCAAATACCATAGTACCGGCCTCCAACCATGCCAAAGCCTCTGTACGGTTCGTTGTGAACTCAGGAGAGGGTACTCCTGCCTCACGGAACTTCTGGAATGTCAAAGTCTTGTTCACTGCGATATCAACGTTCTCTGGTTTGTTGATTACAGTGCACTTTGCCAGTTCAGGGTTGGTGAACCGTTCAGTTGTCGCTCCCCAATTGAGAAGAATCTTATCCTTCGAACCCTTGAACTTGGAACCGTTATGCTTGACCCTCGGAATACCAAGAATCTCAGAAAGTTCCTTTGCGCCTTCAGATGCATTATTGTACGAAAACATTGCCTTGATAGTCATTTTAGATATCGTCCTCTCTGTCACCCATCTGGGTGGGATCATATGGAATTTCTGCTAGTCTAATAGTAGTACCATCGTTAGGGTGAGTGTATCGTCTACTAATTGGTCCTACTACTTGAAAGTATTTTACATCAATGAGAGTGTTTTTATCCCATTGAATACCTACTGCTTCAGCACCTATATCAAAAACAATACCAGTACTACCAGCATAGGTTTTGGAACCACAATATTCAACTCGGTCCCCAATATGAAATATCTCTCCTGCCATTATAGATCACCCTGAGCATCCACAATCTTGTTGGTCGGATTGACACGATGATAAATTTCGTAAACAATCAAACGTTCATGATAAGGGATCTGATCGAAACCAGAGTTAAACTGTTTCTGAGAGATTGCTTCCAATTGTTCCTTGATCTTCTCCTTGTATACCGGCTTGACCTTCAAGATACCAAACTTAGACCAATCCTTCGATACACCTGCCAGATTTGCTGCATACCATACATCACGGTCCATCTCTCTTTTGATGTCCTTGACGGTAGCCTTCAGCTTCTTAGCATGTTCCTTGAGGATGATATCAACCAGAGCTGGACCATTCTCACTGTACATCTTACAGATTGTTGCAGGAGTTAGCTTAGGGTCAGCAGCGAACTGCTTGATCCGATCAATGATGTCGATCCATTCCTGGATGACCTTGATATCAGTCTCACCACGGAAGGAACGTACTTCCAGTGTCCCAAGAGTGGACAGAGTAGCAGCATTGAGTGCAGAGTACTTTACGTGCTCGGAGTTCAATACTGCCTTGCTGAACGAGTTTCGATTGATCTGTGATAGAAGGTTAATCCACTTGTTCAAAAGCCCCTCAGCGTCTCGTACGGGCAGACAGAACAGGTTTGACAGACGATCTGGGCCTGAATATCGGATCAACATCGTTTCCAACAATACCCATGCTGTCATGAAGTTCGCTACTGTCAGGTAGGTCTCATTCAACATGTTGACATGTACATGAACAGATGTAGACACTGATGACGTCTTGAACTTCCATTTTTTGTCACAGGCTTGGAATTCAGTCAGTGCTCGTTCCAACTCAGGCCCACCCATAGGACCCTTCAAGACATACTCTACACCCCAATCTCGGAGAGAGTTGTCCTTTTTGGCTTCCCAATACTTGAGAGCAGGGTAATCATACTTCTTGTCGGTCTCAGTTTCGATCTCAACACCAAAGTCTCCTGTGTAACGAGTACCAATCCCTCGTCCAGAAGACTTCATGATGTCATATACTTTATTCAAATTCGTAGACATTATTTATTACCTTCTTGAATATCCCAGTCTTTAATATCAGACAAGAAAAAGATAGCATAGCAAGACGTATCAGTCGTAGGAACGATGACCTTCTTTGTCCCCATCCGGACATATCCTACTTCAATTTCCTTGACAAACACCTTGAGCTTATCATATTCCCTCTGAACTGCCACATCTCGCGATAGAGCAACAGAGAAAAACCCTTTCTCAACCAAGAGTTTCATCGCTTGAGAAAATGATGGGTAATTGTTTGCCACACAATCAACCAAGCACTTACCTTCAAGGATCTTCGGATGGACTCCAGCACCATTACTACGGAGAACTGTCTGTGTCAGGCGTTGTACATCGATACCTTGACGGTACTGACGAGCAGGTTCACGCTTCAAATACACTGCCAGCTTGTAATCTGGGTGATCAATGTTGAGATACCCCAAAGTCAAGCTACTAATATCGATATTGACATCTTCCGGGTCAACATTTGAGGCAATCAAACCATGACCTTCGAGGGAAAAGAGGGCCAACTGACCCAAATCCTGTACCTCTACCTTCACTGGTATGCCTTTGTACCGAATAATGGTACCACCAAGACGAGCCTTGATGTCTTCACCCTTGTATTTATTACGCATTTTAGAGTCCGATAAGTTCGCGGAACGTATTCCGGGTCTGGTTAAAAATAAGACGACGTGTTTCTTCACGTCCCACCCAAAGATTTGAAGGGGCACGGAGTTCAACACCGTACTTCTTAGGGCGGAAAGAGCCGCTATGGCCATAATAAATCAACCGTTCTTGTTCTTCCTCAGTGTGTGGGGTATACAAAGACAGACCCTTCTTGTGGAATTCCCTTGCAAAATACAAGCAATCCTCAAAATGATCTGCTTCCATAGGATTATCAATCAACTCATCCCGGAAACCGATATGAATATGACCGGCAGCCGTACGAAGGGTATCTCCCTCAAGTGCCTCCGTTGGGTTGATGTTAACCTGCCCTTCGATATTGAAGTCAGGGTCACAACCAAGGACCTTGTTGTCCTCAGGTATCATAGTCCAGATGTCTTTACGGAACCGTGCCACTGGTGTCCACGAGACAGTGTAGTCTTTGTCCACCTTCTTGATCATAGTGTCGATTTGTTGAGTAACAGCGACTACATTCCGGTTGAACTCTTCTTCGTTCTCTGCCGGATCAATGTTGAACTCTACTGCTACACCGTCTACCTGTACTGCACCATGCTCAATCTTGTATGGGTTATGCTTGTCTCCGGGAATAATTCCGGTCGCAGGAATAAACGTACCTGCCTTGTCAACAATAAACCCTTCCGGGTCTGCACCAATACGTATCGTAGTCATTATATTACCTTTGAAAATATACTTTGAGCGTAATTGCTCTTTGCTTAAATATCGTCTTCTAAATCACCCATCTGACTTGGGTCGTATGCACGTTCTTCGTCGATATGTTCAAGATTACTGGGGAAAACCCCCAGAGAATGGTCATAACTAGAACCGAATTTCCAAAACTTCTCGTCTACTTCAAAATAGACATTCTCTTTAGTACCTTCGAGTGTAACAGTACCGGTAATCCCAATCCTATTCAAGTCGATTGAACTAATGACACCATGTTCTTTCCAGTAATTACCGGTATACCTTACTCTGTCACCTTTCTTAAATGTCGTCATCACGGTCCCCCATTTGAGTAGGGTCGTAAGGTATTTCTCGGAGAGAGAGTTTTTCTGGTGGAAAAAACCAACCCTCTTTCTCTTTGAGACCACCATGAAGATTATGCTTCAGAGTTTTAGTGGTTCTCTTATCCTCTCTAGTGATTTTGATACCATAACAAGCATAGCTGTGTTTATCACCGGGCTTAGTGATGACCTCACCCTCTCCTGCCCCGGAGCCCATGTAGTCTTGGAAATTTATGAGATCTCCATAATTAAATTTACTCATCCCACTTTGGCCTCTGGTTTGCAGTTGTCACAGTAATATTCCCCATGCTTTTCATCATAGGAGAAACCCTTGAGAAGACCACGACGGCATCGATCACTTTCAAACAAATTGAACCGCTTCTTCTCGCAACGGCACTTGTTCCAGAATGTCTTGATCGATTGGTGTTTGAACACCGGTTGTTTAACTATCTTCACTTCTGGTTGCACAACAGGAACTGAACGATTGCCCGTACCAGTAGCCGCAGCTTGCTTGTTGAAGGGAATAACGACACTCTCACCCATTGGTGTCTTCCACCGTTCGGGTTCACCATTGACGTCCTGGGACAAAAAATCAGGAGACCATACACCTCCTTTATTCGTCGTTCCCCCAGATTGCGGAGTAAAATTTAGGCGTTCCTCTCTGTCCAACCTCTCTCTGTTGGTCTCTTCTTGGACTACGACAGGAACCTGCTTCTTCATCTCAGGATGTTCGTTGGTATAACCAAAATGTTTCCAGACATATGCTGTCGGATCCTTTTTGATATTGGCCATCGTTACATCTGACGACGATACAGTGATAACCTGATGAGAAGCAAAGCCCATAACATTTGCATCACCTTCACCATTACGACCAAGGATATACCGGAGCATACCGATATCAGATGCCCAATACATGACACCACGATCCTTCAGGAACGCAAAGGCGAGGTCTCGTGCACCATTACGAGCAAAGTACATCTTGTGGTCTGCACGGTTGTACATAGTGATTGCATAGGCACTACGAACATCGAGATCATTCAGGACATCGAGGATGTTACCCTTCTTCTCCTGCATACGATGATTGATATCAAGGAACAACAATTCGCTGTCGGTCTTCTTGTTATCTTCATACTTCTTGTCTACGAGTGTACCATTGTGTGCACCTACGATATTGTAAGTGTTGAATGGATGAGCATTGGCCTCATTGATATGACCCTTGGTTGCCCAACGAACATGGCACATCAATACGTCAGCCATCGTTGACTTGAGAAGATCAGCATAGTCTTTGTCTTTACGACCATGATGTTCATCAATCTCAGTCATCATCGACGACCAGTTTTCTGGTGACTTGTATATCTGCTCATACTTGAAGGCGTTCTTACCGAATGCCTGTGAACGAACTTGATATATGCCAGCACCATCGATACCCCTGATCTGAGATACAAATCCCAATTCTCGGAGAATCTTATAGTCCTTGACCTGAATTCCAGGCCCCATCATTCCCAAAAGTCCACACATTAAATATCGTCCTCTCGATCACCCATCTGAGTGGGATCGTATTGAATTTCTGCTGGTATAAAACGTCTGGCACTATATGGACCCATCCCTTCCACCCAACTCTTTTGATGTTCTGGTGGAGGAACAAGTGTCACTAGTGGGTTCACATTCCCATCTAGAGTATCACTATTGTTGAAAGCCTTTTGGACGACATATTCAACATCACCCTTAAGACGAGACAACTTCCAGTCTATGCACTGTACTCTATCACCCGGCGAAAACTGGTGTGCCATAGTTCTTCCCGATATGTTCAAGATACTTTCGTATGCCTGTTCGTGATGATGATTTACCGCCCTGCACGGATTTGACAAAGCCAGCACACAGATCGTCACTATAGATACGAGTCCCAGTGTCAAAAAGAAGGTTAGTAACATGGACTGTCATCTCAAAGACAAACTCTTGTGTTGACTTATCCCTAAGATAGGCATTGGAGAGAGGTCGATACTCCACACCATAGGGTTTGGGCCTGAATGACCCCATCTTACCATACAATGTACGACGTTTCGTGTCGTCGTCCCAGAGAAGGCTACTCGGGTAGAGTGTAACATCTAACTGTTGGACCAGTTCACGACAATTCGAGATGTGTCTTTCGTCCGTAATAGAATGACCATCTCCCCACCCAATATGGATATGCCCCGCTCCAGTACGAAATGTCTCATTCGTGAACGGAGGTTCATTTTCTTTTCCTGTGTAAGCATTGAAGTCGGGAGTACATCCCAGAACTTTAATCTCCTCGGGAAGCGCATCGAAGTACACCTTATCAAAATGAGCTGTAGGGATAATGTCAAGGTCATATGCAGGTTTCTTCTCCTGAATAATCTCCGTCATGGAGTTCATGACACTACGAATACTCTTTGTGAACTCATCCTTCGTTTCAGCAGGATCAATATTGAATTCACAAGCAACACCATCCACCTGAATAGCTCCACGTGGTACATGATGTGGCATATCCTTTGTCCCTGGGATGAGATCATGACCAGATACATATCGGCCATATTCATCAATCACAAAGAGTTCGGGATCTGTTCCTATTAGAATTCGGTTCATGCTACCTTTAATACCTTCTGTTTCGCTGCTAATGTCTTGCTGGCACCCTTCCAGACAAACAACTTACGCTTAGTCTGTCCACCCTTGAGGATATCTTCAAAGGCTTCCTTGAACCTATCGCAGACAGGTTTGATACTCATTGGTTGGGGAGTTAAACTACCACCCTTATGGATACCTAGTTTGGCACAAAGAACATCCCATTTGATCTCTTTTTCTTCTCCAGGATCATAGCAGAAGAGCTCATCAATGGATGTGCGGTTATAGTCCACACGGTCACGTAGAGAGCCACCAGAGAGATCTCGTGGTGTTCCTTGTAGAAGACGCCTGATGTTATACTGAAAGCCACTGTACCCCCCTGTACAGCCATTCCAGATGGGGTTACCACTATTAAGGTAGTGGATAGTGAAAGCTTCACGCCATGTCAGCCCTGAATCCACATATGTCTTGATAGCATTGGCAGACTCTCCGAAGTACAGATAACTCTTACGGAGATAGTGGACCAATACCGTAGGGTCGATCTCAAGATTGGACATATAGAATCCAATAATGTTCTTCTTGGCATTGTACTGGAACTGGACATCACCAATCATCTGCGGATAGATGGAGTGCTTTTTGTCAAAGAGCTTCTCCAAGACACGATTGGTTGTCTGATTGCCGTCTTCCAATCCACTATTCAATGTGTTGACACTGAAGTCTACAGCCAGACCAAGAGGACGACCTTCAGGAAACTTATGCCAAAGATCAGTTGGCTTGTTGTTCTCAGGCTGAGTGCATTCCTCAGGATAGTTCTTTGTGTACTTCCTGAGTTCACCCCAACATGGCTGACTCTCCCGTGGATGAAAACTCACATCAGGGTTGTTCCGATATGCATCATAGGGAACTTGTGAATTCCAACCTTGATCATGTTCCATCACTAGGACGAACGAACGACCACGAAGACCTGATGCCATTGCCATAGCGATGGATGCATAATTCATTGAAACCTACCTAAGCATATCAAAGATGTTAAAGAAATAATCTCGGCATTCACTCTTGGACTTACCGACTGCACGAACTTCCCATTCAGGATGTGGCTGGAAGCAAAGGGAACGAGTATTGTCATACCACAAAACCTCAGGCTCTACCGCTGGCTTGGTGATAGGACCATTCTGACCATAGCACTCAGTGATACGATTCTCTGAGTATGCAATGATCTCTGCACTCTCAGCAGGAACCATCATCTGATGATGACTGCTTGTGACTGTGACCGGTTCAGGTGAGCCGAGAAGAGTATCAAACATCTCATGCTCAATGGTGTGGTTATCCACATGTTGGATCATCTTGCCACCATTCATGACATTCAAGAACTGACCGCCACGGCAGATACCCACCTTGATCTGATCAGCCCGTGTCTTCTTCCATGCAGCAATGTCACGATCATCCGTGTGTGCATCGACAGAGAACTTGTGCATCTTGGGGCCAAGCTTCTCCTGATACAAAGCAGGACTGATGTCATGACCACCAATGAAGCAAACAATGTCTGCCTGCTCAATACGAGCTTCGAGTGGATACCGTGCTTCATACCACATGGCACTGATATCACGAGATGCACCAACGATATATACCGATGGCTTACGTGGGGTTGCATCGTTAGTCAACTTATCGTCCCCATTTTTCGAGTTTGGTCTTGAGGTGCTCACTGAGTGTGCTAAGCCTTTGCTGATCAAGGGTGTAGACAGTAGCCGTAGGAGCGCCATACCGGGCACCTGTTGCTGCTGTTGTTGCGATCCCGAAGGATTGTTTGAATTCACCGGACAGTACCTTTCCTGTTCCAGACCATAGTTCCCTCGTGTAGGCATCTCTCTCCTTACCACGATGGGTTTCATTACGATAGAACATACCCCAATCGGTACTTCCATCAATTGTCACCTGATGAGAACCAGTCCAACCACCAGTGAATGTCCCACCAATGGCAATTTGTTCATCAGGTAGTATCGATAGATAGTACATCATGATGTGAGCTAGCTTCTTGTTTACTCCTAGTTCAACAAGACGGCCCCATACATTGACGTTAGCTACCTTATCCTTTGGTGCTCTACTCTCAATAAGGAAAGCATAAAAGAGTAGTGACATACCATCTTTCATCAAAGCATCGGGAACCCTAAAGCCAAGCATCTGATCTGAGTTATCAGTGAGAACCTCCCATCCGGGTACTTTGAAGAAATCCTGATAGAAACACTCAGGACCAGTAATGTAATCCCACCACTCTTTTGCATACTTATGTCCCCCACCATAATTGGACACAAGATCACTGATGAAGGTAGACCGACGAATGCCAGCATGACATGTCTGACCAGAGTGTCTCACTGGTTCAGGCTTTGATAGTGCAGCACCATATGCACCAGTACCAGTTAGGCATGAATACACACAGATACCAGTCTTACCATGAATGGCGACATGTTGTTCACTCGGATCTTTGGGATCATAAACCCTTCTAGACAAGCTCAAGCTTCCAGGCTTTTGCATCTTCTTTGAGCCTCCGAGTAGAGATCTTAATCCAATTGTCACCGTAGTTGTTCCACTTCTTGATATCGATACCGAACTTCAGCTTGATATGTTTTGCTGCTGCGTCCGGAGGGACGAGGAGAACGTGCTCAATGCGATTATCAACCCCAGTGTTGTCTTGGACGATGCGGGCCTTCCTAAGTTTCGACAACAGAATGTCCTCAAACGCTTGGCGCTTTGGATCTGGTTTCTTTGGAGGATCAATCTTGTCTTTGAGTTCTTTGAGTTCTTCATGGAAAGATGTGAGAGCCTTTTCGTACTCGCTCGGCTGCGCAGTGAAGAGGTATATATCACCTGTGTCCTTGTGGCGTTGTTCGTTGTGTTTGTTTTTCTCCCCGTGGAACACCTGGACGAAGCCACATTTGGGGAGGAACTCGTCCAGTCCATGATACTCGATCTGTTTCCCGGTGACCGTAACCATAATTCCTGCAAAGTCACGCTTAAAGCCCAACTTTATCATTTCAGCTACAGTGTTCAATCGGGAATTGACCTGCAACTTAGGGTCCTTTGACACCAAATTAGCAATATCCCATCCCACAAGGTGGGACATAGTGCATGTAGTAGACACAGCTACATGTTGCATGTTAAATCTTTCTTTCTGTGGTTGTACGATTTCTCTTGACAAAGAAAAATACAAATGATATAATAATACTATAGGAACAGAACAATAAGCTTTTAAACTTATTAACTCAATGTTAGTTCTTACAGTACAACTTATGGAACTGTGTACCTGATGTTATCCTCAGGTATACCTCAGGGTGCGGGAGGATGTCGCCTATCGAAGTCTGCTTGCCATGCTGCATCAGCTTCTGCAATCTTACGAGCTTGTCGTAAATCACTCCAGTCATCGATCTTGAGGATCAACCAATGACAAGGTATCGATAAGAGAAACAATGTGATCATACACACAATGATGAACACGATGGCTTGCACACCAATGATCAGGCCAGCAACCACAGCTGCTGTATCCCAATTGGCAATGATCACTGATATCAATAGGAATAGAAAAAATCCTACTGTAAGAGTGAATAGTGTAACTGCCACAGATGCACTAAATCCCGGACCCTTCCTCAAGAACCTCTTGAAGTTATTCAACATCACTTTGTTTCCTTCTTTGTGTAGTCATCAATCTGCTGTTGAATGACCTTGTTGATACCATCAAGCAATTCTTTAGCCTGAGGTGTTTCGACGATCTGTTGTCCGAACTGTGATCCTGCCATCAAGAGGATGGTCTGACGTCCTGGTATCAGGATAGAACAAAAGATCATGACGAATATCAGAGGTGCAGCCCATCGCCACCATGTGTAGACATGCGGGACCCAATTTGGTCGACGTCTCAAGTCATAGTCACTGTTCCTTGCCAAGAAACAGATCGTAATAATACCGGCGGCACAAAGTCCACATACTGACAATATTGCTAGCATGATGGAGAGTGATGGAAGGATGTCTGCAAGATAGATAACAAGTGTAAGCTGGTTCATAGGTAGTGATCCTCTTCGTTGATATAGTCTTCTTCATTGCTGAAGTAGTCACGCAGTTGCTTCGACAGTCTTTTCCACCAAGAACTTCTCTTTGATGAGTGGGCCATTGAATCCAAACTCCAATGTTGCGGGGACAGATTCTTGAAACACTAGGTGCTCTACATCTGTCATGATCTTGTCAGTAGCAGCCTTCTCAGTTCCGTACATCCCAGATGCTACAAGGTCTTGCCTCTGGGTATTCCAGTACAGATTAGTCCACGTCTTTTTCTCGAACCGCACGTTTCACCCTCCGTGGTTTTTCAGGAATAGAGAAAGCTCTAGCCAATCTCTCTTTGTATACGTATTTCATATGATCTTCATAGATCTCATCATCAAGCAAAATCATATATCATCCTCACGGTCCCCCATTTGAGTAGGATCATACTTCATTTCAGCAAACACAAAGCGAGATGCTTTCCACTTGGCTGTAGGATTAAAAGCATATTCATATGGAACACGAACCATATGTAGCTCTTTGTCATCACTCATTACAGCCTCAGTGACTACATACTCTTGGCCAACATTAAGTCTACCAATCGCCAGGCCCGAGCAATCGATACAACGAACCCTATCGCCTTTTGAGAATCGTGTGTAGGACGTCTCTGTCGACATGCCACTGGTCCTTCCTGACTCCTTCCGCCCTACTTCTCTTGATAATTCGTCGAATTGCGCTGATCGTCGCCGACCGTCCTTCGATATGGCTCTGGGAATGCGCATCCTCATCATCTTTTTTCTCATATATCATCTTCCCGATCTCCCATCTGTGTTGGATCATAAGGGCGTTCAGTCACAATCTTCACCATACCGTTGAATTGTGCATGACGATACTTACTCGTGTGGTTGTTATGTTGAGTACTATTATGCCAATGACGACAAAGAAGAGGATAATGCTCGTCAGGATTAACAGCCTCAACTACCCATTTGTGTTCAGGACCAAAGCCATAGTGACCAGCAAGCTTAGGAGGATAACAAATCTCATCCCCTACGGAATAATCATCTTCCCCAAGTATAGGTTCGGTCTGTCGCATCGCACACCCTCATCCCTTGGAACCCTCTCCATGTCTTGGGGTTCCCTACATAGATATCAGCTTCATACGTCTCACCATCATCACCATGAATAGTCTTGGTGTGACGGAAGTACATACTACCACTGTCCTCTTCATTGCCTCTGTGACCCTCCAGGCCGTCAAGCCTCGTGAGGGTTTTTTTGTCTTCATCGGGGATTTTCCAGATTTCAACTGTGGCACTATCGCCCTCCGATGGAGCAGCGACGGGGAAGCCTGAATTATAGAGCTTCAACCCACGAACAATACCCGTAGTGACAAATTCACAGTTAGCAAGGATGTAATTGTTACCATGTCCTCGCTTGAGTGTCCCATAGACTGAAACGTACATTAACCAATACCTTCTATTAATTTAATCTTAACACCACTATGAATGTCATAATTAACAAATATTGTGGTGAGATATATATCTTCTTTGTTCATAGCCCGAGAGGTTCGGAATACTATATTACCAGTATTAGTAAGATAGACATACCTCATCTCTTCGTATTTAACAGGAACTTCCTTGTAGTCAGAGAACTCATTTTGTTTGAGTGCCATCTGAGATCCACCGGGAAATTCAACAACAGCAATGCGAGAGAAACCACCACGCCCTGATACTTCAGGAGATACATACTTACAGGTTACAGGAGTATTGTTTGGGTGGCCATACTTCAAATAGGTTTTTCCAATTTCCATCATACTCGCTTATCCCTATTGTATCCCCAAAGGAGAACGAAAAAACAAAATGCAATCCAGAGCACTACGATAAACCATAGTGTCATATCCAAAAGAAAACCATACCAAGTGACCTTGTCACCATTAGCATAGCAGATACCAGTAGTGACCACAGCGATCACAAAACCGATACAAAAATACCACTCAGTTATTGTCATTTCACAACCTATAAGCATTCTTTAACTCATAGTCATCACGCGACTTGAGTGGGTTTTCGTTAAGTACAGTCTTACGCATATCTGGTGCGCTCTGGATACGATCAACTCTTGTCCACAGTGACCCACTTCTTGATCCGTGTTTCATTATGCATCCCCTCTGGATACGATTGAATTAAATGATGGGCTTATCCACCTCCGGAGCGCATGGAGCCTATCCTTAAGCGTTAACCTAAGAACCCCCTGCCATCTCTACCCATCTCCGGCTGCTGCCTGTTGTGGCTGGAATTTACTCTCCATTTAACACCCCTCAGGCCGCTGGAGGGCACCACATTAACTAAAGGTGAATTAGTCCAAACACATGTGCACCAAGGAACGCAAGTCCTATAACAGCAAGTAATATCGCTACATCATTTGGACAATGCCAGTTCATGATACACCTTTATCATGGTCATCAAGGATAACCACAAGAGCCGCATGAAACTCGTGTCTATCTAAGGCCTTGAACACCTTATTCCTGACTTGAATAGTCACAAGCAAATCCTTCAGTCTAACTTCATTACCAATTTTGAAATCAAACTCATTCCGGACAGCTTCAATGAACTGTTCAGGTGTCATGGATAGTCCTCCGGTGGATTGTCATGAATGAATCGCTCTTCCTTACTGATACGCTCTCGTTCTTCCCTTGACCTCACAAGAAATGCATCGATCAACTCTTTGCACTCTTCTTTGGTCTGAAAATTATCAGTGAGGTAGTCACAACATTGGAGGTAATTGAAACGTTCACTCCAATCGCCACCAGTAAGATGTTTCCGACTCCCCATTGACCTATAGTCAACTTGAGCGTATGTCGTAACCCACTTACCACCAGCGACAATAGGATACTTATGCTTGAAGAACCAACCAGTTGTGCCATAGGTGACAACACTAGGCATCAAAGCAAGGATTTTAAACTTACCGATACCCTCACAGATGATACGAAAGTGTTCAACATGCTTGTGTTCGTCTATCACTCTCGACATCAGAAATACTCCGGAGGGTTGTCAGCGAGAAGTTTGTCCTTGGTTCGATAACCATTTGCATACCTCTCAGCTACTTCAATAGCTGTTTGTTTCCACGCATAGTTACTGTAATTAAACCAAGGGTCATTGATTTTGTCCCGATAATGTAAAGTCCAAGATACAATCCTACCACCAATGACATTAGGGGTCAGTTTCACATGAGCTGTGAACTCATCAGGAGTATCCATCACTTCAACTCCACACTTGGGATGAGGACAGAAGGCTTGATGATAACCTTGTAGTGATAGACAGAGACGTCTATAGGGTCCAACTGTTCAATGATATAGGATGTATTATCACCCATACCAATGAAGTCCTTCTTGAACTGTCCATGCTCATCCTTACAGGTAAGCGAAGGCAGACGAATAGGATCATTGTTCCCCAAAGAGCAAAGACCCTCGACAGTCAACAACACATTGTCTGTAATGTCATTGATAACAGTGATCTTGCGCATGATCTTGAAGTTATCAGCCGCCGTTGACAGATTTGTGGATGCAACATCAGCATCATTACATGCTGAGAGAATGGCAAGCGATGCAAGTGCAGTGGTAATAATGAATTTCTTCATAGTGTTGGGCTCCAGCCTGGTACGTTCAATCGAACGAGTTGACGAATACTGTCCTGTTGGACAGGTAGACTTTCATGAAGGCAACACACATTGCCAGCATAGACTTGATTGGCCATCATCGGAAGATGAGCCAGAAGGGCAACGTCAATATGACTACAATCGCCACCTTCCTGCACAGGTCCGTGAAACTCTCCGGTATATCCGTGAGCTGCCGATAGAGATGATGCCAGAATGATGGCTTCGGGGTCTTCGAAAACAGCTTCACCCCACAATCCACCGGCATGGTGCCTTGGGAGAGATGTTCCTCCATGACGGCTTGGCGTAGATATCGGATGAGCCCTGTGTCCACCTGAGGGACCACGACTGCCGTTATGTCGACCACCTCCAGTGTGTCCAGATCCACCGTAATCAGTGCCGTGAGCCTGAATTGCCGGGTTCCAGTATCCATCAACATGAAGTCCCTTCCTTCTGTGTGTTCGTCCTGCCTTGATGGGACTTTCATCAACCATCAGATAGATAGGTCCATCAACCTCAATACCTTCAAGCATAGCATCAACTACAGGCTGCCAGCGTTCATACCCACGGCTAAGACCAAACCGCTGATAGAAGGGCTGCATATAGATACGTTCCCCATTGTAATCAGGAAACTTGACAGTGCCATGCTCTTTGATAATCGACTGCAATTGCATTGGATCAACCTTTATCCAATAGAGTGACTGTTTTCGTTACTACTTGCTCTATCTTGTACACAGGAACAAGCTTGTAGACAGTGTATTCAGGTGCAACACCACCAAACGCTCTCTCTTCACTCTTGAGATGAGATTTAGCGACTACTGAACTATCATTGACAGTCCAATTCTTATTGCCACTATCAGGTGGATTGAACTCCACTAGTGCAAATAACTCAAGATCATTGGCCTTAGCCATTCTCTTCCCCTTCTGCCGGTACTGCAACACACTCATGGCTATGGTTGCCACCAGATTTATCCCAATGCTTACCTGCTACTTCACAAGCTTGAATGGTGACGTACCGGCTTGGCATTACAACCATAGATGCACCAGTACCAGAAACGTACATAGTCAGTACAAGATACCAAAGCATTACTTCAACTCCCTTTGCGTTTATAGATGGTTTTACCCTTGATCACTACGAGTGTAATTTCCTCATTAGGAAACTTCTTGCACCAATCACGATAGATATCGTAAGCCTCTACAAGTTTATCCCGTTCCTTAGTCTCACCATTTTGACGTTGAACAGAGTAATAGAGGACTGCCATAGATATCTCCCTTTCACAGTTAACAAGAGACTACAGGTTTACTATTGTGCGATGTCGTTAAGGTATTCAGCCCTCACAACTAACCACAACAAGGCCTCACATAGATCCTGAACGACCATAGAGAGTATCTAGCCTGTAGTCACTTGAATACTGCAATAGGAAAAGCCTCCACCCGTGGTCACCAATCCTACTTGATTGACAAAGAGTGAAGGCTTTCTGTAATGACACTCGTTCGGATACGAGTTATTAGCCCTTGCGGGAACGGATATTAGAGCTTCATGTGGGCAAATCTCCCCTGTTGCCTGCTTCTCAAACCCGTAGGTTGCCAGTGTACAAGGCCCCTCTGGCAGGCACTAGTATGTTTCCGGGTGGACTTACATATCCCCTAGAGGATAACGCCTGTTCTAAGGTATCTATCTTTTACTTTATCGCCGATTTCTTGTGAGCTTCTCTTATGTCAGCGGTAGCTCAACCGCCTATTGGGTTCGTCAGCACTATAACGCATTATGCATCTCCCTGAGGTTCGTGCGGTCCCTAGCGGCGGGACCTAGTTTGACGAGCAGCCCTATCAAAAAGCTTGCTCAACTCGTCAACATCAACAAGTTTGCCTTGCTCAATAGCATTGGCCATTGTGTTGATATCGTTCTTGATTGCCAGCAACTCTTGTTCCGCCATAGCGACGTACTCCAAGGCGCTTGCAAGATTCATCAGGTCCGAATTGTTCTTAGCAATTTGAGCCTGTTTCTTCACATCTGCAAAAGACAATTTCTTATCTTGCATTTAGTCACTCCCTTTGTTTGTGTTGAAAGTTTATGGTGGATTAAGGCGGTCTGTTCCATATCCCTCTTTTAAGCAGGTGATTAGCCCACTCCACCATAGGTAGGATGATACGGTTTATCTATCCGTCCCTTACCAACTTCATAAACACATAGCACCTTGAAGGGGTTGCCAAACGGGATGCGTCCTAACTCAGTTAAGGTTAGATGACCGCTATGTGTATTAGGTCAAGCAACTTCAGCAACTAGTGTGGCCTCAACAAGCATGGCCTTAGCTGCTTCCGCTGCTTCCTTAATCAAGCGTTCGTTGTATTCGAATACAGACCGACGAAAGTCAGCGGCCTGCAACACCATTGCACTGGTTTCTGTACGAACCTCTTTGATCGCTTCCGACACACTGTCAGCGTGCTTGAAGAGAGTGCAAAGAGGTGTGCCCGGCTTGCCCTTTACGGGCTTTATGATAACCAATTCAAAACGTGCCATTAGTCCGTATTCCCCAGTTGTTCAGTCTAAGATTGAAAGAAAAAGGCATGAACACTTAAGCCCACGCCTACCCAGATTGCTGCACTAACTACCACGACACCCAATCGTGCTATTCGTCGACTCATAACAATCCTTTCTCATACGTTAATAGTACCAAACATCCTCGCAACGTTTGACAATCCCCCATGACGCTCTATTACAGCGTTCACGATTTCAGTAGGCGTATAGGGGCAAATGCTGCCATCGCTATACTCTTCTAGCAGGCTTTCAAACCCATAGGGCTTAACTTCCCACATTGAATAGTTTCCATCATGTAAACACAAGCGCGGCCAACAATAAGCGGCCATGCTAGCCTGTACTGACATAGTAAACCCATCGCGACACACAACATGGTCGCACGAGTGCCAAAAGCCCTTCATAACAACCTGATGATGAGTTGCATAAAAGTGCTTGATATGGTTGTAAGGGA